GTCGAAACCATGTCTGGCCCATCAGAAGTATACTGCACTAGCCAGTTGAATACAGCCGACCAGTCTTCCTTATCAGTGAAGTGCAATATACTTCTGGTGGACCAGGGGGCATCGAAGCCCCGTCCGCAATACTTTTCCATCAACTTCATACAACAATACCTGTAATATTACTTTATCTTTATCCCTTTGTCAATCTCAAATGGAATATTATATTTATCGGCATATTCTTTAACATACTTAGCGGCTCTAACAAATAGTCTTTTGGGCACGTCTCCTAAGTTGTGTGTAAATCTTGTGTCTAATCGTAACTCAATTTTTACTATCTTATTATGTAAATTCTTAATATCACCAATTACAAATTCTTCTTGTAAAAATTCTTCTGGAGTTTTTTTAAATCTTGTATGTGGACTAATCTGACTTCTATCACTTATTCCAGTATTCCATGGTATAGGTTTTTCTGATTTGTTAAACCGTTGTAGATGTACATAGTCCGCATCTAAAGGAATAATCTTGTTATTTTGTGCTAACTTTTGTTGGTCAACTGTGAGTTTTACAAAGCCCCAACGCAATAACTTGTTTCTAGTGAAACTATTACCTTTTACTCTACCTATACCAGGTATATTGTGTTCCCATTGAGCAGGCATCATGTCTTTTTTAAATACATTTATAGCCTTATCCAATTCCATTCCGTGATACAAATATCCTTCACGACCCTCTGTAATAAATTCTTTAATAAGCATTTACAAGCCCATTAATGGCTCATCGCCTAAATTTGTAATACGATTGGCAGGAATATCCTGTGTTGTTGTGTACCAACCAAGATATTTTTCTAATGGAATACCTTTGATATCTACTTTTAACATTGTTAAAGGGTCTTGGGTTTCGTCTGTTTTAGCTAGCATCCAATTGTATACAATAGATAAATCATCTATTAATTTCTTTTTATCACCTGTGTCTACAACTACCCATATTCTACCTTCTTCACCTGTTAATAATCCATCACGCATAATGCTATAAGCAGCCCATTCAGGAGTAATATGATAAGCAGTGGTATAATTATGTTCTGATTCGGTGAGGATTTCTTTGATACGCATTTAGTATTTATAAAAAAAAGGAGTAAGCTAGGCTTACTCCCAAGTACTACAAAAACTTTATTATTACTTACTGCTTGGAACCTTACCCTCTACACCTTCTATAAAGAAGTTAATCTTACCCTTCCATGCATCATCACCAACTTGGTCTTTTTCTAGTACAACTTTACCTGTGTTGTCTTTGATTGGACCCACAAATACATTAAATGTTCCTGCTTTTAGACCTGATTTTACTTCTTCAACTTTTTTCTTTGCTGAATCACTAACTACATCATTAATCTTAATCAAGTCATTAGCACCCTCTTTAGTACCCCACTTAGTATCCGCAGTTTTCCATGTATTGTTTAATACATCGTTTACTGCTTTCTCATAATATGGTCCCCAATTAACAACTGCTGATCCCAAATGTGCCTTAGGAGCAAACGCACTCATATCACTATCCCAACCAAAAGCATACTTACCATTCTTTTCAGCGGTTTGTAATACTGCTGTACTATCTGTATTCTGTAACAGTACATCTGCCTTTTGATTAATCAATGCTTGTGCTGCTTCACTTTCTTTTGGTGGATCGAACCAAGTATTAACCCATACAACTTTTGTAGTTACTTTAGGATTTACACTGCGCGCTCCTAAGGTGAATGCGTTAATATTACGCAATACTTCAGGGATAGGGAAACTACCTACAAAACCAATTGTATTTGTTTTAGTCATAGTACCAGCTACAATACCTGCCAAGTAAGCATCTTCATAAAACTTTGCTTCATAGACACGTAAGTTTTCACTTGTTTTATAACCAGTAGCATGTTCAAACTTAACATCAGGATGATCCTTAGCTACTTTTTCCATAGCATCACCAAAACCAAATGATGTAGCAAAAATCAATTTATGACCTTGTGACACTAGGTCACGGATAACACGTTCTGCGTCAGCTCCTTCAGGTACTTTTTCTACAAAAGTAGTTTTGATTTTATCACCAAATTTACTTTCAATATGTTTACGACCATTATCATGGGCAAATGTCCAACCAGCATCTCCAACTGGCCCAACATAAATAAATCCAACTTTTAACTGCTCTGCTGCTTTTGCTGGTTCAACAGGTTTATCTTCTTTCTTACTACAGCCTGCCAATCCTAATACAGTAAATCCAGCCATTACTATACGCAATAAATTCCTTTTATTAAATGTCATAATTTGTTCCTCTAGAGTTAATTATTTAATGTTACCGTATTTGTTATAAAAATATTGTTTACACCATGGCCAATCATAGCTGAGTTTAAGTTTATCGATATCACCATTTACATTATTATAGTATTCTACTCCATCATTAGCACCTTTAGTACTATATTCAGCAAAGTTACCCTCGGCTTTTTCACACCAAATATCCAATCTTAACTTATCAACAGGCAATTCACTAGCACTAAGTTTTATAGTTTCACGAAACGATGTACGCCATGTACTGAATTCGTCAGTGTTAAACATAGCTATACCTGAATTAATTCTACAAACTTCATGCTCACTATCAAGGGTAAAATCTAATCCTACACCCGAGTTACCTAACACTAATTTTTTATTATAAGCAATCATTGCTTGATGACCATATACTAACCCATTAACTGGATTCAATGCGTGAAATATATAATGTTTAGGCTTTTGTAATCTATCAGGTTGCCAACTAAAATCAAACTTTGGATTAATCTTTAATTTAGCAAATACTGTAAACATCCATGGAGTATTACTAGCAATAGCAGCAGCATGGTATGATTTAACTCTACCATTTACACCGTCAACTCTTATTACTCTATTATCTAAATGTTTAGTATGTTCTATCAAATATTCATAATGCTCGTCAGCTAGTTTTTCGCCATTACTTAAAAATACAATGTCTAATGGTCTGCTACCTACACAAGTCTTACTTGTTATAATATATGGGTAATCATATAGTTCATCCTTGACATAACTTACTACATCATATGGGATAATACAATTACTTGCCCCAATACTATTAATAATAATATTTCTGTCCTGAACTGTCCAAAAACTCATTGGTTCATCTATTTTTACTTTTGTGTCGGCATTATCTATCGTTACAAAATTAATGTATGGAAAGTTAAATTCACTATTAACAGAATCTACCATTGTATCACTATCAAGCGTAACTATAGGACATTCTACTCTACGTGTTCTAAAGGTTTCGTTAAAATTAATTTTATCAAATTTTGATAAATCATCCAAGTCTTTTAACAAATTTAAATTAACAAATATCGTATCGCCATATTTTTGTTTATCACATGGAAATGTATGTAATTGGTCTATTGCGAATGGATCCACGACATAGGTAAAATCAAAATCAGTATAATCACTCAGTGTACTTACTATCCATACAAAATTATCTGTTTTTGTTTCTTCAATAAGTGGTAACAATGTTTGATATAAGTCAACACAATAACGTAGTGTATGTTTTACTTTATTACTTGTTTTATTATTAATATTATCAAAAAAAGCATTTATATTTGTATTGCCAAAATCAATAACAATAACATCATATAGACAATTTGTAATAGCTGCCCTACGTGTTTTTACATGATTAATATTAGGCAGATGCTCAATAATTTTTATATATTTGGTATCTTCTTCAAACTTTTCACAGTTAACTAGATATGTTGTGCCCCAGTGATTCCATTGTGTACCAAATACATTTACCATACTCATTTGCCATGGATTAGGATAATAATTAAAGTCAAAATTAGTATAATCTAATTCGCTATTCAATATCCAACACAATTCTGTTTGTGACTTTTTGGTACATCTAACAATAGTATCTACCCAAGTATTTAAAAACCGTGTGCGTTGTATGTTTGGATACAATTCTTTAAGTTTGCTAAAACGTTCTGAACTTTCCTTATTCCCACGATCAACAAAAAACATATCAGGTTTTTTGAACGATTGTACTAGAAATTCTTCAGTAATTTGTGTATCATGTTCAACAAAATTAATTAACTTATGGCCTTTAGCAATCATCTTGCCGTTAACAAGATATGTACATGTTAATTCGCTTTCTGGACTACCAAACGCATTGATATGATAACTGTTATCTTTGTTAGGTCTCCAACTAAAATCAAAGTTATCGTAATTTAAATTGCTACGACATGCCCAAAATAACTCATTCTTATGTTTTTCAATAAGTTCATCTAATGAGTTATCAATGTAATATCTAGGAATATCAGTTGGATTAATTTCCTTGCGTAGTATTTTAATAACAGTTCCATCATTACCGGGCGTTATATATCTTGGTCCATCATTCTCATCAGTTGTAGTACCAAATTGATATATGTATGGTGGACTAGTTCCATCAGGATGCCAACTAAAATCAAAATTGTCTACACGAATATTTTCAGGAATTTCCCAGTGCTCATTACTTGGTAATACTTCTGCTATAATATCTTCGACATATTTTATTACAGTAGCATCTTTGACAACATACCTTGGCCCATGTGTTTTAGCCCATTGTGTTCCAAATTGGTATATGTAAGGATCATCATTTGGGTTTGGTATCCAGCTGTAATCAAATTTTTTGACTAAACGTGTGTTTTCAAAATGTTCAGGTCTTTGCTTTATTGTAGCTATAACATCATGAACATACTTTATTGTTGTGCCTTTTTTATTAACATATTTTACAGTAGGCATAACTTCAGGACCATACCATTGATTTCCAAACACATACGTCATTGGTGGGTCATATGGATCGGGTACCCAACTATAATCAAATTCTATATCAGTAATTAATTTTTCAAATAAATCGGGTTTATGTTTAAGTTTTACTGTTATATCATTTATGTATTTTTTATCAGTTGCTCCCTCGACAACATACTGTAATGTGGGCATTTTTTCAGCACTATATTGTGTATTTCCAAACACATAGATAAATTTTGGTTCCCATGGATCAGGTCTCCAGCTAAAATCAAAACTATCTTCATCAACATCATGTAATAAAAACCAACGATCCCATTCAGGTTTAACTGGAACATCATCAGTCATGTATTTACGTTGACTACTACCAGGCACATGGTATTCTAGTGTGGGGGTTATAGCACCTGGTATGTATTTATTACCCCATGTATATATAAAAGCAGGTTCACGTGGATCAGGTCTCCAAGACAAATCAAAGTTTTCATTATCAACTTGCTGAACCTGTACCATGTATTTGCTCGGCAATAATTCAACAATATTATCCATGTACTTTACTTGAGTTGCCCCTGGAACTACATATTCTAATACATGTTGTAATTCATTTGGATAATATTTACAGCCCCAACGATAGATAAAACTTGGTTCGGTAGGATCAGGATGCCAACTGAAATCAAATTTATTTGTGTCAACATCTTCATAAAACTTCCAGTTACTTGTAATACTTACAATGCGGTATACAGGTGTTACATCATTTCTATAAATTTTATATTGTTCATTGGTATTATTTGAAACAAGCCAAGTTCCACTATCTTTTTGATGTTGACTAGGCCATATGTTAATATGGTTAATTGCCCACATATCTTCGTCACGTAAACTATCAAAATTAAAATCAAAATCAAAATTAGAATAGTCACAAAACTCGTTTATTATCCAAAAGTGTTCCGTAGTGGCTAGGCTTTTCGCATGTTCAAAGTCACTAGCCTTACGTTCAGTTGGGTAAACATTAGGTTTTGCCCCGTAATAAAATACATCTCTCATAATTATATAGGCAGTTATAAAATTTTAATTTTCATACCCTGTTAGAACTTTAGTTTTATAAAAACTTTCAAATCTTTTCGCATCTTCAACATCATTAACCATTGGTTCCCCTCTTATGTTAAGTGATGTGTTTAATAACATAGGGCAATTTGTTTTTTCATACCATGCTTCAAGTAGTTTTCTAATATTAGAATTATCTTTGGGCACAGTTTGAACACGACTTGTTCCATCGTAATGTGTAATGGCAGGAAATTTTTCAGGATAGGAACATTTTGCTATGACCTGCATATATCTACTATTAGTCCAATTTTTAGGCATAACAAAATATTCATTAACAAATTCTTCAAGAATCACAGGAGCAAAAGGTCTGAATTTTTGCCTACGTTTTATTTCATTTACTTTATCTTTTATTTCATTACCTCTAGGATCAGCAAGTAAACTACGATTACCTAAGGCCCTTGGACCAAACTCAGCACGTCCGTTAGCTACTCCTACAATTTTATTAGTTTCTAATTCATTAATAATTTTATTAATAGGATATGCTGCTACAATGTCTTTTCCAAGAAAAGCATTTTGCCAATTTAATCTTTTTCCATAACCCAAAGCACAAGCCCCTAAACTAGAACCAGCATCTCCTGGATTTGGCATAATCCAAATATCATTAAAATATTTACCCAACAGTCTGTTAGCCAAACAATTTAAAGCAACTCCGCCCATATAAACAAGGTTAGAACTTTTACCAATAATATTGGCTTTTGAAATTATTTTTTCTATACATATTTCTGTTAACAATTGAGCACTTGATGCTATATCCATTTCATTAGCATCTTGTAAAAATTCTCGCTCGATACCTGCGTGTAAATTTTCCTTAAAATCTAATGTATCTTCATCTAAAAATCTATTAATCATAGCATTAGTATGTATAGGATTACCATATGCTACCATACCCATTAAAATATATTCTTCATCTAATGGTTTTAACCCTACATGTTTTGTCATAGCACTATAAAATAATCCAATACTATTTGGATATTTTTTACTATATAATTTTTTATATTTGGCATATCCATTATTATCGTAGCTAGCGTCCCATATAGTTATTGTATCAAATTCTCCAATAGCATCAATTACTACAATAGTTGCGTCACTAAAATTACTTGTTTGAAAACCGGCGGCAGCGTGGCTTAAATGATGATTATGTGTGCGTATTTTATCAGTACCAATTAAATTAATAATTTCGTTACCAATCCGTTGTTTGGTACTACTAAAATCAATAGATTGACCTGCTCTAATTTGTCTTAATTGAGTTAACAATGGACGCTCATAATAATCAATAACTTTAATTTTATCAGTTTTGTAGTTTAGAGCGTCTAGCAAAATATCAACATTAAGTTCTTTATCATGTTTTAATTTACTATATCGCTCAGTATGACCTGCGAACAATATATTTCCTTGGTTGTCAACCAACGATATACTAGCATCATGAAAGTTATTACTAATACCTAAATAGTTCATTTGTAAATATATGGGTCTTGTTCTTTCATTTTCTTAAGGCGTTGTCTAAACTTATACTCACGTATAATTTTTCCTATTGTAAAATGATATAATCTTCTAAACAAATTCATGGTTCATAGCCCCTAACCTATATTGATCCAGTTCTAAAATTAATATTTCACGCATGGTTTTTGTAAGTTGCTCGTTGTCAATCGCTCTATGAAGTTGAATACCCAATTTTGAATTAAAGAAATAATGTGCGCTTACTAAAAACTTAGTTTCGTCATCTATAACTTCACTCGTAATCCACTTGTTATAATATTTTTGCGACAATACAAAATTAACAAAAAGATCATAATACTCTTTAGCTTGAGTTGAGCATTCACGTAATGCTTTTGTATGTATCATACCTAACTGTGGAGCGATATTAAAACAATCTACTCCTGCGTCTAACCTTAAATTAACTTCTCTCGCATGTAGGTAATCAGCATTATGTTCTTTAAATAAAAGATTGTTATTGTGTACTAATTCAGTAATTTTTGTTGTAGTATAATTATCAAAATTTCCCACTTGCTTGTGTTTGGTAAGACTTCCCGTTTTGGCAACGAAATATTTAAGATTTGGTTTATATTGGTTTAAAAATGACATTTGGTTGTGGTAATAAGAAAAATCACCATTCGTATTACCGTTGTTATCCTCACTCCCGTATTCAAACATAACATTAGGATTATGTCTCAGGGCAAAGTTAAACAATCGTTCAGCAACTTGTATTTGCTCATTTTGTTCTACTCTGCTAACATCAATATGTAATAAATCAAAACCATTGTAAGTATCTGTTTGAATTGTGCCAAAACAACGATTTAGTGCTTGTTCTAAATCTAAACCAACATCTTTATCACTAAAGTATGGACCACAATGGTCACGGCAAATTAACACATTTTCTTTTACATAATTTTTGTTATTTTTAATAAATTTTACAAGATTTGGTGTGCTAAAGGCATAACCACCATCATAATCAACTTGATTTCTGCTTGAAATAATTAATAAAGGAAAATCATTCTTAAAACTATATTCTAAACATAAATCTGTAACTATAGGACTCATAGGTCCAACACCTAATTTAAATTTTTTCAAGTCCATTAATTACCCTTTCCAAATAGATACACGCATCTAATACTGCCCCACTGCCCGCATCACTTGGTGTAACATATTTAGCAGCTTTTTTTGCTTCTATTCTAGCAGTGTTAGGAGCTATACCAACCTTTACCTTTGATAATATGGGAGCGTCATTATACCCATCTGCTATAAAAGCTGTAGTTTCTAAATCACAGTTATCGTAGAACCACTGTAATCTTTCTTCTTCACGCACTAAAATTAATTGATCTGGTCTATATTTCCAATCTCTTACAATTCTACAATACGTAATATCCCATCCAGTCTCGTCGGCAGTTATAAACGTAATATCTTTAAGATATTTGGTAATTATTTTAAAACCATCTTTGTCATGTGGCCCAAAAACTTTAAAGGTTTTTCCATACTTGTTATATAAAATATGTCCAGTATTTAAAACTCCATCAACATCTAACACTAATTTTTTAATCATTTTTCTAAATAAAATTTGTCATACACTTTTGTATCTATGTCAATATCTGTATATAATTTGAATTGTTTTATAAATTGTTGTTTATAAAATACCTGCCCACTAACATAATTTATATTACGTGCCTGATCAGTAAGCTTGTTTGGATTAATAGACATATCAATAACGCATTTTACTCTATCGGACAAATGTTTAAATGGACTTATATTTTCTATGGTTCCCAATCCTGTACAATTAATAACTACATCAAACTCTGAATGTCTTTGTTCCCAGTTGTTCAAACTTCTGCTGAATACTGATAGATTAACATATTTATTTGCTGTCAGGAAGGTTATAAACATTCTTCCTATTGACCCATTGCCCAAAATACACACATTACTGAAGCTGTTTATATTATTACAAACATAAGCTACACCAAAAACATCGGCATTATAACCATGTAGTTTACCAGTTTTATTTATAATAGTATTACAAGACATATAATCTGTCACACTTTTATCAACGTAGTCTAACTCTTTGATAACCAAACTTTTAAAAGGCATACTAATTGATATGCCCTCATACTTTTTTTTAGCTTCTAATAAATCCTTTTGTATATTTTGAATTGACGAACTTTTGGGCATATAAACACTATCGCAATTATAATAGTTAAAAAACTTATTATAAAAATACTTACCCTGTGTTCCTGGATTTGAACTATAGCTCACATATGTTTTCATCTTTTAAAAGCATGTATAGAATAGATTTTTCCATCTTTAAAAGTAATTACGTCAACTACATTTAAAAAGGTTGATTGTCCGTTTACAATAATATTGATTAATAACTCTGAAAAAACGGTTTGATCTTCACAGGCATTCTGTAATATAGTAACTTTAACACTGTCAACCTTATCAAATATTTGTTTATTTGCTTCTAATACTTTATCACGACCTGATACATTATTGTCCCAATCAATTAATTGTACATTAGGATGAAACATTTTCTCTAATCCTAACAAATCTTTGTTGCTAAATTTATTAAAATATTGTTCAACTTTATTTTTCACTATTGTTCCTCAAATAACTTTATACCTAAATACCAAAGTAATAAATCAAAGTCAGGAGTATGTAAGGGAGCCATATTCCAAAATATGATCGGCACTAACAATTTTGTTTTTTTAACACTATAATTTTTACTAATTAAAAAATCCTCAACTATTTTAATATATTGTTCGTAGTTTTGAATATGAGGAATGGTTAATTTAACATGACCATTATTGTACTCATATTGAAAGTTGTTGTTTTTTACTTCACTGTAATTAATTATAAATCCACCCAATAATTTAGCAAAATCATAATATATGTCGCCAACCTCAACTAATCCAGCAAATTCATGTCTCCAATCAATTATTTTAAAATGTTGCGAACTGTCTATAATAATATTATCAAATTGTAAATCCCCGTGTATGAAACCAGGCATGTTTATATTTTCAAGCATATCCCAATCAATATTATTTAAGTAATAATAGTATGGTTTAACAGGAATATTGTTAACAGTGTGGGCATTGCCTATATTTGGATACTTTTTTAAAAATAAGTTAACACGTTGTAATGTTTTTTCTTTATAAAACTTTTTACAATAGCTATCCAAAGATATATTTTTTTTATTCCAAACTTTGCTATCAAACCAATTTAATAAATTTAGAAGTATATCTACGGAGTAATTTTTATAAACAACCTCGCCTTCAAAGTAATCATATACCAGCCATTGCCCAATATTGTTTACATTATTAGGAAATATATTAGTGTTGAGTTTTGTTTTTTCATATTTTTTCTTTGGTATGGATTCGTCCAAAAACCACTTGATAACTTTATTACTAGTAAAATAAGTAATTTCGTCAGTTTTGGTAAAATCGTATTTTTGTGTTTTTTTTACTTCACTATTATATATTTCTAAATTACCAAAATCTTTCCAAGAATTTAAATTAACTTGATTAGTGTCTTTTTCTATAGCAAATACAATTTCATTACTCTGTGAGGATGACAATCTATGTTTAAAATTAACATAATCTTTGATAAACATAACACCAGTAAATGCTTCCCAATCCATAGTCTGTTGTATCTTAAACGTCATGTCCTTTACTTTGTTGTTTTGAATTTTAAACATTGTGTAGTGTTCAGACATTTCAGTTGGAACATTTTTTGTAAAAACAGTATCGTGCTTTAAGTTAAAACTAGTTAAATCTTCATTATAATATGTATCACAAGGTATATACCAAAATTCACTATTCAAAATATCAAAACACTTACTTATTGTATAACCTGGGCCCGATTTTTCACTAACGTAATCATCGATTATAACAAATTTTATTTTTAAAAAAGGATAAACTAACTTACAATAATCAATAACTTGTTGTGATTGATATCCAATTGGAATTATAAATTGTGTATCTGTAGGAAAACTTTCTATAATATGTGAAAGTATGGGTTTATTTTTATAAGGAATTAATGATTTGTTTAAAAATTGAGTAAGTTTTCCTAACCTACTACCCAATCCTGCAGTTGGTATGACTACTGTATTTTTATTCATGTTCACTAGATATTTTACCGTGTGTTCTTCCTTGATCGTCCTGTAGTCTAAAAACATCATCTAATTCAGGGGTGCTTGCTTCCATAAACTCTAAATCTGTGATAGCAACAACTCTATGTACATAATTAGGAAAAACATTAAATATCACACCAGGCATCAAGTCAACTATGTCCATTGATTTTTCATAATCATTGACTTGTTCATTTGACATACCTTTGGTTAAAAAAGTATTGATGTTAAAAACATCCCTACTTATGTAAAGTTTACCTGAGCCACTTAAAACATAATTTGTTTCTGTTTTAAATTGATGAACTTGTAAACTTGTTCTATTTCCTGCTAAAAACAAAATTCTTTTTAATGCGTATGGAGTTTTAATTCCGTCGGCTATCCAAAGTTCCTGTCCCCAATGTTTTTTAACAACTTTTGTCATAAAATTACCTTTAATCATTATATATCAATCTTTCACACAACCAATTTAAACTATAACCTGATTTTGTCTGATACCAAAGATGGCTTAATTGTTTTATACTTTCATAGTCATTTAGATAATAATTTCTAGATATGCTTCTCAAAATAAAAATATCACTTATTGGTGTGATATGTTTAATGTTTGTAAAAAATTCTTTGAAAATATTTGCTAAATGGACATGTATATTGCTATGATCGGATATTGTTTGAATGTCTTGGTCGATGTTTTTAAGTTTTAACATCTCTTTGTATTTTCCAATTAATATCACATCTTGCATATGAAAACCATTACGTAGATTTTCATTACTTTGTCCTATATAACCATATATACAATTATCTTCTATCTCATCTAAAAATTTATCCCACAAAGTTAAATCGTTTTTGAATACTAAATCAGGTCTTAATAGAATAACAACATCATAAAGTATATTGCTTTTTAACATTAAATCTAATACGCTATGCCAACGATTTAACATAAGCTTATTAGTAAAAAGGTAGTCAACGTCATTTTTATTATCAATTTTACTATCAAAACAAAGTAAAACATCATTAATTTTTTCCGTTGTAATTTTTTCTGAAAGATTAATGTTTAACTTTTCGTTATACTCTGTTGAAATATCCCAAGTACTAAAATAGTAATGAACATAATCTGAAAGTTTATTAAACTCCCAGTATTTGTAAGCTCTATCGAATTCTCGATACTCTCCAGCTATTAATACTGCTATCTTCATAAATCCACATTAGATAACAAATTATTATTACTTATATAGTCTAATAAACGTTCTGCCCAAGCATTATGTCCTTCAATAAGAGGATGATGATTTGGGCCACGTGGGAATTTGTTTCTATCAGAAAACATACTAAATGAATCGTTAACTATAAATCTGGGAGTCAATCGTTGATTAAGAATATAGCTGGGTACATGTTTTATCTGGTCATCAAAAATAGTTTTATAATGAAATGAATAAGTTAAAAGATAAGGGATTTTGTGTTGCCTTAAAAAATTCTGTATGCCCAAAATCATTAATTGATCAAATTCATGTTCACTTTTATCACTTGAAAAACTTTTTACCATAAGCTCCCATAGTTTATGTTCATCTGTATAGTCAGGTGGTTCATGTGTAAGCATGTGAACATAATACTTATTACGTTCACTATTAAAAAATTCTCTGCGTAAACAATGTGTTATACTTACGTTGACAAAAATTTCACTAGGATCATAGTTTGTAAGTGCTTCACTAATGTTCTCTACTAATTTTCTATAAGCACGTTGATTACTACCTCCAGGAAGTGCGGTGTTTTTATAGTTAAGATACCCCAATTTATCGGACATGATTCCACTATAACAATGTTTACGTTGAAAGTTACTAAAATAATAAAGATTTCCTGGTTCTCTTGGACCGTCTAATTCTTGTCCAAAAGCATAACTGTCGCCTGTAACGTAAAATAACTTGGTCATTTATAAATCTCATTATTTAATTGAACTATTTTATCATAGTCATTAACTACATGTAATCCTATTCCATCTTTGTTCACTGCGTCTTTACGGTATACACACTCACTTAACGATTTTGCTGAACGAAAAAATTTAATGTTAGTATGTCTCAAGTATTCACTCATTAGCGTGCCTGGACCTAGAAAATCACAATCTTCAGGTATATGGTATTTGCGTTCACTTACCATAAACCAATATATGTCACTAATTACATCCATTACTTCACTACTACCATAATATATTACATCACTAATATTTACTCTGTCATACTCCATACCCATTCTACCATTATGTGTTCCATAAAAGTCATAAGGTTTTTTATAATCATATGGATCGTTTAGTCTGTAATCTAACTCAAATGTATGGTATGGAATAAACACAAGATCATATCTAGATTTAATAACAAAATCAAATTCAAAGTTATGTTCTAACTCATATTCTCTTTTCAAGTAATTTGCTCTCATTTGACTATAATAAAGTGAGTCCCACGGAATTATATCATTAGGTAAATCTTCTCGTGACTCTATTACAATTTTTTTAGGATTTAATAAATTGGTAATTTCTTCTATTAAAACATTTTTTGGTACTACTTCATGTTTCCAACTTAATACATTATCTTCTCGAACCTTGTAGGTATTATAGTCCCAAGCGTGGCAAAAATAATAATATGAGTAATTTTCATTGTTCTGAAAAAAATTTAGTGTACTTGGTAACGCATATTTGTACGTGCGAGGTTGACCACTTAAACATACAGCAATTTTATACATAATTAAAACTCAACAAAAAGTTCCTTATTGTTTTTAGTAAGACAAATAGTACTTATTTGTCTTGACTTTAAAAACTTATAAAAATTTAATTCATGTGGTTCTTGACGGAAATAACATCTATAGTATTCACAAGCATGATTAAAGGTTAGTGAATTAGCACAAAACATAGACGGGAAAATACCCGTTCCAAGTCCAGGTCTCCAATTACCTTTGTAATAATACAAAGTCCTAAAATGTAAATTATTTGGCAGTTCAAAGTAATCAATTAAAGAATCTGAGCAATCATACAAAATGTTTATATAGTAGGTAAATCTATGATTGATTTCATATAATCTCTTATCAAACGCGGTATTAAATATTTTTGTAAAGTAATCAGCTTGTTTTTCTGTATAGAAAAAGTCTAATTTATAATTTGGCAAAAGATTACGAAACTTATCTTTTATTATAGGTATATAATCATTATTTTGATTTACCAAACATATCCCGATTTTATTTAATACAATCATGTATATTCACACTGTTTATAAAAATCAACAAATTCAGGAAAATAATCAACAAACTTGGTATTGTTTCTACGATCATATTCACTGTAAAACAAATAAAAGTCTTTCATAGCTGTTTGTAAATTAAAATCTATAGGTCCATTTATCCAATCTATAAGTCTTTGAATCTTACTTATTTCAAAGTCATAAAATCCCTTAAACAAATTGTCTTTTGTTCTTTGATTATTCTCCATAAATTCTTTTGTTTTATAAAGTTCAGGTAAAAAATCTTTGTTAATTTTAGCGTTAAGCCATATTGGGTATTCAAGTTGTGGCATATCAAACCAAACCAGCTGGCGGTCTGTATTGTATTTAAATCTTAAATCTAAAATGTTTTTAATATATTCGTAGAAACCAACATAACTTAACACATTAAAGGTAATAATAAAAGTCAAACTATGAGCAGAACCTTCACTTAAATATTGATTTATATTTTTATATAATAAATTAAAGTCCATTCCATTTCTTATATACTCAGCTTGCTTGCCCCAACTATCAAGACTACAAAACAACATAAAATGCTCAAAAGAATCTGTGCTAGTCATATCGTGAAGGGAAGTCATAAACTTACTCCATTGGTTTCCAGGTGGACAGCAATTGCTTGTTATACTAAGATGTAAATCTTTTTTTGGATTTTTCTTTACATAATCAAAAATCCTAAAAGTACTTTTATCCATTAATGGTTCGCCACCAGTCATTCTAAATGTTTTTAGTGTGGGATATATTGTAGGGAACCATTCCCAAAAAGCTAGCAAGTACGGATTATCAGGCCCATTTTGTGGCCACATATTAGCATTTTTCATCCATATGGTATCATTGTGTTTTGTATTACTTAATTGATATGGACCGTTTTTATCTATATCTTTCATCCACTCAGTGCTTAAATGCGGGCTACAATAACTACATTTAAAATTACATGCTTGGTTAAAATTTACTTCAACATACCTAGGGCGAGCGTTCCCAACATAACCTAATTTAAGTGCTTCTTTGATTATTCCTTCTTCATAGATATCATTACTACGATAAGCTCTATCACTTAGTTGTTCTCCGCTGTCCTCTATTCTCCAACAAAATTCACATTCATTTGGACGAACTCCATCCAACATTAATTTTCTTTGTTCTTTTTTATATTTTGTATTATGTAAAGCACTTACATCTATTTCAATTTCTTGTAAAGGTATATGATGACTGCGTGGATGATAACAGCTATGTGTTTGACCTGTAGGAATATGTATACTTACATTAAACCACTTAGCCAAACAAAAACTTGGGCTAACCTCATTTAACTTTTCAAATACTTTTTTTGTGTTGTGACCATAGTAACTTTCAAATTGGTCATTATTTACAACTGATTCATTACCTTTCGTACCCTGTATTTCTGACAATTTACCATCCTTCAATTTGGCGTATAACATCCATCTCTTTAACTAACAATCCTTTGTTATACTTATCTGCACCATAATGACGTTTAAAGAATTTACTTTGCTCAATATTAAACATACACATAGGTAATCCTAACTTATCGTGTAATTCTATACCAATCTGTTCTGACATTTCTGTAGGATCTTTTTCCTTACAATGTTCATCCCATAATTTAGGATAATTATCAAACCACTGTACATTATTTGGATCCCAATCAGTTAACATAGTTAGATATGTACCTAATCTCGCTCCATATATCGCCCATATTCCGTTATCCACATCTGTCCCAACATTTTGCCATATAGTAAGATTGTTAAGATTTCTACTTGCCACACTTGTTTTAAACTCATCAATGTTTGGTACACGTCCACCATGTAATACCATTTTTACGCCTTCACGAAATCCAGCACGCCATGCTTGAAAACTTGTATAGTTTGGATATGTAATACTATAACAATCAGCCATAGCCCAGTAAATATTATCTCTACTATCTAAACAAAAATCTACTGTGGTTGTGCGGTTTCCATCACTATGTTCATGCGTTTTCATATTAGCAACATAAGTTTTAGTCCAACTACTCATACCACCATTGCCATATCGTAATCCATTAATATGATTAATTGCTTTCCAACGATATTGTGCTATTTTATAAACAGGATCTTTACCACGAAAATCAAACTGCCCATTAAAGAATTCAGGATGTGGCATGTTATCACCGTCAATCAATATAAAACGTTCAGTATCACTTGCTTCTCCTGCTGCTTTATGAGCAGCATCACTACCTTTTACACCATCAACACGCTTTGCCCATGGCACCATGTTTTTTATTTTTAACCAAAATTCTTCTTTTTGTGGTTCATCATAGCTTAGATAGATACAATCTAAGTCAGCAATATCTATAATATCAAGTTCTGTACTCATAAACTTTTATACTCCAACGTTTTATATCAATAAAATCTTCATCAACAATAACACTAACATCATATGAATGACAAGATTTACCTTCTTTGCTAGGTACTAATTTCTCAACAATTACAAAATCTTTACGTCTTACAATTTCTCCATCTATTACACGTACATCATATCTTGATTCGGCAAAAGTTTGACTATCAATAACAATATAATTACCAGGCAAATCTTCTGTGGTATAATGTAATACACTTCCTTTCTCGTCATAATACAACCTAAATTCAGGTTTATTAATCTTAGGTGCTTCAAAAATGACTTGTTCACTCATAATAAATTACAAAAATTTTTATTTACATAATGCACAGGATATTTTTGTGCGTAACAATTAATCTTAAAACAATCATCACTTACTTCATAAATTAAGTTTTCAGTCCAATCTTCACTAAAAATATTATTGATTTCCTTTTTCATATGAACAAAACTAAAATCAGTAAAACAATCTAGTGTGGTATGTTCATATCCAACAATATGACTAGCTAAACTATATACCCAATCTGTTGTGGCAGGTTCATTTTTGTTACAACGTAAGATTTTTTTATACTGATCCCAATTTTCAAAAACATTTCTAACAACTTTATAGAACTTTTCAGCTAGTTCTGATTTACGAAAATATGTTAACCCATTATATGTATCAGGTAATTTGTTGTCTGTAATAAACTTTCTATAGAACTTTACTTGGCTTAATTCTTGTCTAAAGGTTCTGATGTTAGTACAAACAACCACATCTTTGATAGATAATGCTTCCCAATAATAATCTATATTATATGGAACATAAATGTCTGCTTCAATTTTAATGGTATGTTTGTATGGACTTGCTTCATAAACTTGCCAATCATTTATTAATTTCCAATTACTATAGGGTGCTAAATCTCCATGTGGCAATTTTACAATATGATCAAAGTTAATGTCACTTATATCTTCATCTGTTAATAACGTTACATGACAATTGGGCATGTAACTTTTTAAGCTTCTAGCACAAAGTTTGGCACAATCAATATAGTTTGTGTTTTTTGTGTTTTGTGCGTAGATTAGATAACCATATTCAATCATAATAAACTCAACAATTTACTTTTATCCAACATATGAAAATCAATATCTTGTATTGTGATATATTCTTGTTTTGTTCTACCATAAATCGTTTTATCAAAGACTGCGGTAAAATCAGTACAAATTGTTGAATTATTATTTTTATAAAATTCGTGTATTTTTCCTACATGTAATAAATTCCATGGGATAACATCACAATGATTAAACAAATGCCCGTTCACAATATCTAGTGCTAATGTAAGAGCATAATCATTTCTAAATTGTGTAGGCATAAAGTTATGTATGTATCCATAATGACTGTAGTTGTTTTCAATCATTTCCATACAATCAAAAACTTGTTTAGATTTTAAAGTTTTCTTAAAGGTGATGACGGTTGCCCAAAAAGTTTGATGACTATAATTTGATAAAAATTCTTGTTTATAATCATAAAAATTAACATACTGTACAGTATTATGAGCACATATATCAGTAACAAAATCAAACGTGGTTAATAATTGCTTAGAATTAATTACATAATCCACATCAAGTAATATTGTATTGTCATATGGACTAATCTCATAAGCAAGATATCTACCTTTATTGATCCAAACTTTATTACGTAATTGGTTACTATCGTTTGGTTCTACAAAAATTACTTTGTCAAACTTGTGTGTTGTATCACTATTAAAAGTTTCTGTATTAGTAATTAGTGTGACTGGTAAATCTAAAAAATAGTTTACACGTTCAGCACAATGTTTTGCCATACTATAGTAATCATAATTTATTGTATTATGAGCAAAAAGCAACACACCGTTTTTCATCGTTTATTTTCAAGCTTCTTGTATTCTGTATACCATTCATCCATTACAGTATGATACCTGTTTTTACAAACTTCAAGCATTTGTTGTGTGTTTACACGTACTGGAACTTTATATTGGTCAATCATTACTACAAATTCTGTATTAACGCTTTCTAAAAAGGCAATTAAGTTAATATCAATTTTCCAAAGTCCTTGTTGTTCTGCTACAATAAGCTTACTTTGATATTTGTTTTGTAGATAATCGGTTGCTATTTGATGGGCAAAACGAAGTTTTGCTTGTTCAACCAATAGTTTAGTATCCATAAATTACTCCGTAGAGTATTTACAATTGATTATGTTGAGTGAAAAATTATGAACCTGAAACTGTACCAGCAATTAGTACAGTGCCCCAACTATTACTAATATTATTTGTACTAGGGGGTCTTACTACGCAAGTTGTTGATGATCCTGCTGAAATTGTTATTCCAGAAGGAATTTCATCCCATACAGTGTATAATGTAATAATATTACCTGCGTCACTATTACTACCTTGCGTACCATTTGATTTGGCTATTACTCTTATTCTTCCATTACCACCATAATAATAATAGTAATAATAACTAGAGCTTGCAGTTTGTGAGAATAATTGAGCGTTACTACTATTAAGTGCGTAATACCCATTATTAGTAGATATAATAGGAGTGCTTCCCCCTCCACCAATTTTTGTTACTCCATTATAATTTGTACTAGCAACAATAATTGTACCTGACGTTGGCGCACTAAGCACAACTGTTCCGATAGCACCTGCTAATCCGCTCATTGTTCCATTGAATCCTGAACCAGCAGGATGACTACACGTAATAGCGATTTGACCGCCTGCGTTAAAAAAGTAACGTGCTGCGTCACCACTTACAAATGTAATATTATGTTGAAAAGTTACACTAGTTCCCCATGTTGAACCATAAGTTTGTACATTGCTGGTAGTTGTTCCTTGTGCGGTAGCGTTTAGCCTATTAGTATAAATTGTTGTAAGATTTGTTGGGATAGCTGATAAAAATGTGATAGTACCACCAGATACAGGAGCACTTACACTTGTTATTGTTGATCCTTGATGTAATGCTGATAGTGCTGTACTATTAATTAAATTAGCCCAACTAGTTGCGGTTACAACATCACCTACGTTTACTGTGGCTAGTGCTGTCTGACCATAACCTGCGCTTGAACCTCCTACAGCCCAAACCGTGTTTAATCTGTTAGCTGTAGTTCCGGGACTTGTCCCCACTAAATTGTTATAATCCGTAGCTTCAACTGAGCCATATTGTGCGTAGGTCATTAGTGTCCCTTACTTAATGCTAACGATTGCCTCAATAGTCCCTACACCTTCTGTGTTTTTACCTGATAAGGCCCTTCCTATAGTGTTAAATGCGTTTGGTTCGCCACGTTTTGCTGCTCTTGCTATACCATTTCCAGCACTAACTAACCTATCTCCCTTTTTTATTACCCCTGCTACTTTAACTTGTACACGCCCACTTACTGCGACTGGAGGATGTGTTGTATCATCTCCTGCTCCAGCATTCATTAAGTAAGCAGCAGTATCACTTATCACACCAAATATATCTTCACTTAGTTCATACTTAACTGCTGTAATTTCTTTATCACCGCCCAATTCTACAACTGTACCAGCATCATAAAAACTATCAGCCTCAAATCGTTCTGCTAAGTCAGCGTATGTAGCTTGTAATCTACTACCACTACTTAATGTCCAATTACCTGTAATCGTACCTGCTGTTGCTGCTGCGCCTGTTGTTAATATTGGTGTTCTAACATTAGCACTAAGTATGTTTCCATTATAAACTGGCATATATGACGCAACGTTAGCATTGCTATAGCTACCACCGAATGGAATTGCTGTACCATTTGAATAGTAATAATTATCACAAACAATTCTATATGTTGGAGCTACATATAAACCTCCTGTGTTTAATATAATAGCATTACCACTAGCACCACCTGTACCATTTACAGTCCAAGTACCGGTTAGTGTACCTGAAGTAGTATTTGCTCCTGTTGTAATAATTGCTGTATTAGTTGTGCCACTGTTTAATGTAGTTATATTACCTGTTGCGATTGTAGCAGTATTTGTTACTGTAATATTAACAAATGTGCCAGTTGTTGCTGATATTGTGTTACCAACTGAAATATTACTTGTTGTTATGTTGCCTGAAACAGTAATATTACCGAATGTTGTTGTACCTGTACTCGTACTGGTAGCAAGTGATACCCAATTAGCAGTATTTGACTCGTAATCGGTTGGGCATACATTTAGTGTGCTTGTACTAGTATTGTACCATAACTGCCCTCTAAGTGGATTAGCAGGCGGTGTATCATCCGCAAAGTTTTCTATGACATGAACGAAATTAGTATCTTGTGATTGTCCATATCCTGCGTAATTCCTACCTGGCAGTGCTAAACTGGTACTGGTTGTGTTGATAGTACCATCAGCGATTGTTGTTAGTATTTCACCATCGCTTTTAACTATTGTGTATGCCATTTTCTAGTTGCTCCGTACATATTTATTTTAAATCGTCACCAAATTTGTCAGTGATTGTATTCTTATTGTATAATCTATTTGTATTTGTCTATTCAATGCTTTTTGAACAGGATGAAATATTACATGTGTCAATAATCTTGTAATAACATTTCCATTTTCATCTGTTCCGTAATACGCCTGCAACCCCAACTCATCAAATACAAAACTACTATCTGTCTGTGTGCTATTGTCAAAAGCGTCTTGTCCAGGTGGCTCGCCATAATCTAATAAACACTGTACTAAAATATCACTGTAAATTCTTCCAGCAGTATGAAATACTGTCATTTTATTACGTGCAGGATCAAGATTAAACACGCTTGTATCATCAACAACTTTTTGATAAGTTTGATTGTATAACGCAGCGTTTTGTCCAGTTGTGTTTGGTGGCAAGTATGTGATAATTCCAGTATCACTAACACTGGCACCACCGTTACCAAATGCCATTTGGTAAATTTCACCATATCCACGACTTGATAATGTATCAGCAATCGCTTCACTCATGTTTTCGTAGTTAATAGCATTCTTTTTATCTACAAAAACTTCATGGTTATTAGGGTCATAAATCTTTAAAAACCCTTCTACTTTATATGATAAATTAATAATTGACATTAGGTATCTGCCCTTTTCTGCACATAAACTTTCTTACTCTCTGGATCATGTATTTTAATATGGCTGGAAAAATAATAGCCAATATTCTCGTCAGGCTTCTTACTGTCAATAGGTTTTCTTAATTCTGATAATTTAATTGGTGTATTTTTCTTGTCCATATTATATTTATCTCCCACTACATACCACTTTTTAAGAACTCAGCTGGATATGTATTACTTATTTGTAATGGCATAGTTAAGTCAGTGTCGTATGTATTTGTGCTGTTCCAATCAGTATCATAGTACTCTGGTCCTAATAAATTACTATCAAATATTGCATAAACACGGTTATACTTTTCAACAAACGTTAATGTTGGGGTAACATTAACACCTCTTGTTAATCCAGTAATTTCATTAGTACCAAGATTATAGCTAGTAAACTTAATTTGTTCTCCATTAACATATATCAAACCACCAATAATCATAGTAATCGTAACACTGTTTCCTGCTGCTATATAAGTAGGATTGTTTTCAATCTCTAAGATAGGTTGATTTCCATTAAATGTTTGTGTTACAATATTATTTGGAATAGCTACTGCCAACGTATTATTATATAATGTATATCCCAATATCTTATTGCTATTTTCAGTTAATTGTAACGTAAACACATTATTTGCTAACGCAGGCACAGTTTGTGTACTTTCTACATCTTGTAACAACTTACTAGCATCATATACAGTAATTGTTGATGTAGTATCTGTGATATCCTCAGTTAACCAAGTGGTTGTGCTTTCTGCTGTTCTATAGATATTTGGAGTATTGTCAACAAACACATTATTAAAGTACAATTCGTTATTTGGTGTTGCGCTAGGCATCATACTTAAAATAGTGACATAATCACTTACATTGCTTAAAGCAACTTCAATTCCAACAAAATTATTATTATAAACTTGTAATTTTTCACTAGGTACACGATAACCATTTACAGTTACCCATAATCTATCAACATCATCTTGTTTAAATTGACTAATGTTTACAACTCCAACTGCGCTAGTTAATACATATTCATTACCATCTTGTGTACTGCTAATCGTTATTGATTTAGCAAAAGCTGTTCCATCTCCTGAACCTGCCCCAGTAGCAATAAATGTGCCTCCAGTGACTGGAGCACCAACATAACCAATTGCGTTCCAATTAGTTGTACCCAAATCTTGAATGATATATTCTTCATTTACAATGAATGATCCTGCTGTGATACTTGGACCAACTTCTAATATCCAATATAAATCATTGTCAACAATACCACCAACTAAACTATCTCCATTGACAGTAGTTAGGCTTGTAAAGTATACAGGAGTTCCCGGTACTAACTTATCTATACTTGAAACACTGATTCTATTAACTGTAGCAAATGTTCGTACTGTAGTAGCTGTTGTTAATGTGAATGTCCTATCATTCCAAGCGAATCCTGTTCCTGTATAAGCATCAAATATACTAACTGCGTCTGCTGCGTCTAATCCAGGATCTGTAAACAATTCATAACTTGTTGGGCTAACAACACTTACGTACAGTGTTCTATCATTAATTTGTGAGGTACCAGTTACACCGCCGAAACGTATAGCATCACCATTGCTTAATCCTAAGGTAGCACTTAGGTTGACTTGTGCTCCTAAGTTAGGACCTGTTGTGATAGAAGAAATTGTTACTACAAGTCCTTGTATATCAAATTGTGTGTTTAGGTATTGTCTAAATGTTTGATTAAACGTAGTTACAGCTACAATATCGTTTAATGACAATGGAGTTACAAAAGTCAAGCTAGTTGTAGCAAAATCAATCGTATACCCTGAACTTACACGTAATCCATTTACTTCAACAATAGCATCTGTTTCATTGTCATACGCACTATAATTGCTTAGTATAAACACAGTTTGACCAGCGGTAGCAGTAAATACCTCTGTTTCAGGTAATGTGTAACCATATTGTTCTGGCTCAGTTTCACCAAAGAAACTATAAGCTAAGTAATCTGTGCTTGCGTCATATTGACTAGCAAACACGACTTTTGCTTGTACTCCATTTGGTTGTAATCCAATAGCATAATCATTAGTTACAAAAACACTGCGTCCTGTAGCATTTGTTAATGTTAGTGGATTACCTGGACTTAATGGATCTTCTAATCTAAACTTAGTACCATCTACAATATTTAAGATGTTATAGCTTGTTTGTGGTGTAACAACTCCAAACATGTTATCATCAAAAATAATTGTGTCGCCTGCGTTCAATCCACCTGTTGTACTTACTACAACTGTATTTGTACTAGAACGTGTAGCCAACGCAACATTAGTACGTCCAACTAATAACCTATCACCATTATGTTGAACATATGGGTCAGTCCAAGGAACACCTGCTCCTGAACTTAATATTGCTGTCATGTTTCCTGTAGCATTACTTAATGCAAATACAGGACCAGCAATACCACTAGATATTGTAGCACTTATTACAATTGAACTGGTTGCTGTGTTAATGAACTTAACATAATAATTCGTATCAGCAACGATATTACCAAAAACTGTACCTTGGAATCTTACTGTAGCATTTAATGTAAACGCTGAAACATTATCTACTGTAATCGTATTGTAGGTACTTTCTGTTTGTGTACAATTTACATTTGTAACATAAGGTAAGTCTTGTATCAACCCACTACCATTTGTAATTGTCTTACTATAATTACAATTTAGATATATTTCATCAAATCCTGTATTATCATCAGTTCTGATAGGATCAATAAATGTATTACTTTTAACTAGTTGATCGCCATTTCCAACTTCATAAACATCAATACGTAATTGATCACCTACTGTTAATGTACTGTTCAATGTGACAGTTTGTGCTATCCAATCTACAGTATAATCATTGGTTACATATATTGATGTTGATAGTCCTGTTGCTCCATCAATAACAAATAATGCTAATTGAGCAGGAATTTCAACCAAATTAGCAAAACTATATATAACTTGATTGCTTGGACTTGGTGTATATACGTTGCTAACAACATTGTATCCAACGTGTTGATATAATGTAGCATCCCAATTTGTACCAGGGCGTGTATTAACTTGAATTGTTAAATTATCTTCAACAATACCAGGAATCATTTCTTCTGGACCATATCCACTTAAGAATGAATCACCTTGTACTGTATAGATTGGTTCAGGTACATCGTAAGTTGCTTCTTTATCCCATGTAACTCCATTATCACTACTTGTTAAAATTACATTGTTATCACCAACTACTACCCACTTACTATTAACACTATCATAAATGATACTGTTTAGATTATTTGGAACATTGCTACTTACTATACTCCAAGATAATGAATCTGTACTTACTTTAATTAATCCCTCACCCAAATATACATCACCGACTGCTATAAATTTACCATTAGCAAATTGTACACTATTCAAGTTACTTGTCTGTGGGTACAAGTACATGTACGATGATACAGTAGGACTTGTTAAGAAAGTTACCGCTGTAAGTTGTAATTGTGTACTACTAATGATATTACTAATCGTGTATGTTGTAGTAGTGTTGATAACGTCAAACGCACTACTAAATCTCACACTATCGCCAACTTGGAAGCCTGCTGTACTTGTAACATTTAGATAGTTACTTGGAACGTTTGTGCTAAACGCAAAAGTTTCATTAACACCATACCAATTTACTAAATCTGTACTACGTGAAATAATACCATTTTGTCCTACACCAACTATAACTGTACCGTTACTTGCTAAACTATAGTTAAAATATCTTGAATCTGGGATACTACCACTCCATGTTGTAGCATTTGTACTATATAAAAATATTGGGAACGGCTCATACTGTGTTCCAGAAACAACATATGCTGATCCAACTACACCATAATAGTTTGTACTACTTAAAGAAACTTGTTTTGTTTCATTCATTACAACAGGAAGTGAGCTAGAAAAGTTTGCTGTAACTGTCCAAGTATTACCGTTTGTACTTGTGTAAACCTCTTCACCTACAGCAACATATTTTCCATTATAATACATGATGCTGTTAATTGGTTCTGAAGTTAATGAACTTATATTAGTATTAACATTCCATGTAACACCATCAGTGCTTTCAATGATTGGAGCACTGCTATCAGTTGTTGTTATGATATACTTTGTACCTGAATAAACAATATCAGTAAAACCAACATCTATTACAGTAATATTTTCAATATCATACGCAAGTGAATCAGCACTTCTAAACAATCCTGAATTATTAGCAGTGTTAGTAGTAATTAATATATCTGTTCCATCATTTATAACACTGGTATTTGTATAACCATATGGTATAAATTCTTGTCCTTGTAGATTTGTTTCTACTGTAAACTGATATGCTGGATTGAATTGATTTCCATAATATGTTGTGTTTGGATACTCAAGACCTGTCATTAACTGTGGTAAATTAATACCTGGCATATTAATAGTTGGGCTGTAATACCCAACAACTCTGTCTAATGCGTTTAGTTTTCTGCTATCACTATTAACAAGTTCCCATTTTCCAATAACAAATTCATCATCATTATTACTAATCAAGCACTCATAAACATTGTTGTTGTAGCGTACTAAACTTTGATTATACAATAATGGAGCTTGTTTGTAAGCAATTGATCCAAGCTTACTGATATACATCTCACTATCAGTATCAAAGGTAGTTAATGTTTTAGCTGGTCCACCTGGATAGTCACTTAATCTAATCAAATAATCAGAAGTAATACTATGAATATAATATGGAACATACTCTAATAAACCACCACCAACATTACCTGAGAAAAATACTTGGTCATATACTTGATAGAAACTTGTATTAGGATCTACCAAACGTAGTCTATTTGCTTCACCTGTATCACTAATATATTCAACAGTTTGTGTTGTTAATCCGTTATATGGTATAGCAATGACTGAAGCTGTTCCTGTACCTGTTCCTATTCCCGTAGCAACAAATTGTCCACCTTCAACAGCAGTACCAATATATCCTATGCTATTCCAATTAGTTGAACCCAAGCTTACGATTGTGTATAACTGTCCAATTGTAAATGATCCTGCTACTTCGATTGTTTGTCCAACAACTGGTATAGTCAACAACGGATCACTATATAATGCTAATTGATTAGCTCCTATTGTTTTAACATAATAATTATTGCTGATTGTAGGAGGTGTGCCTGAAACAATTACGTTTGTAATTGCACCAAAACTGTCTACATTACTAACATATATCGTACAATCATTATCAGGGCTTATTCCGCCCATAGCAGTACCTGAGATTGTCAATAAATTACTTTCAGTATAACCTGATCCCTGATTTGTAATTATTACACGATATCCACCTAATATTGAACTTAAACTAAACTGTGGTATACCTAGTGTAGCAGTATTTTGACCTATAGTTTGTGGACCTAAAGCTTGTGATAATGACACACTTGTGCCTGCTCTACTCGTAGATACTTTGATAAATTGTTCACCAACACCACGCATAATCCCTGTATCATTAGTAACAGTAACAGCAGGTCCACCTTCAGTAGCACTAATTGTAAAGCTATTATTGCCTGGTGTATAACTTATTGAATTAACAAAATACTCAACACCTACACTAACACCACCTAAGCCTTCTTCACTGAATACTATTGGCATTCCTACATACAAATCTTCTGCTGTAATACATGACAGTGTATTTGGAGCAACTGTTTGCGTAACATCAACTTTAAGACTTGGCGTTGTCAATCCAGTTTGTGGATTAACATAACCACTATAATCTATAATATAATATGTTACTCCAGTGCTAAGTCCACCTATACTTGAACCAGTTAATCTTAATGGCATATTAATATAAACATAGTCAGTAGCATCAATGCTAGGACTTGGTTTTCCTAATGCGATTTTATTAACTGTACTGTCTGGTGAACCAATTGTAGCATTTATTGTTCTACCCCAAAGTTCAGTGTTTGTAGCTGTTAAGTTTGGATATTGCTTAGTGCTCGGATATAAAGTAAATTCTTGACCATTGACGATGCCAGGACTGATTGGTAGTGCTACCATCATAGTCATATTTCCTGTACCATTTGGTAATGTATCAATTAAACTTTGGTCATAACAATAACCTGTACCTTGTTGGTTAGTTAATGTCAAATCACCAGCACCTGGACTTGTACTAATCTTTAATTGTGTACTACTAACAATAGCACTGATATAATAAAACGTACCACTTGAAATACCACCGAATGTTGTTGTACTTGCGGTGCCATTACCCTGTGTTGCTGTACCTGAACCTGAACCTGCCCCAGTAGCTATAAATTTCACACCAACTGTGTTGCTGATAGCACCTACTAATGTAAAATCAGTGCTACCTACAGATTTAATTGTGTATAACAGTCCTGGTATAAACCCACCTGCTAAAACTGTGCCTGAGGCTGTAGCTACAAACTTTTGTCCTACTGTATTAAATGGGCTACCTAATAATGTAAAGTCAGTTGTACCCAATGATAATATTGTATACGTTTGACCAACAACAAAATTACCTGAAGTGAATACGAAGTTAGTAAACACCACTGGATCATTAAAACTAAATCCATCAGTATTGTTTACAGTAATTATGTTTGTAGAACTTGTGGTTTGTGAAACTGTAGCACGTACTGTATTTTCACTATGACTAATTGTAAATGACTCATCATCAAACACAGCACTTACAAAGTAGTTTTCGTTAGGTATAATTGAACTAAACTGTGTACCAGTAAACAATAATGATACCCCAGAATATAATGAGTTAGTGCCACCTGTGCCAATTGGTGTAGGTATGCTATAAACACGATTATTAATTACTTGTGTAACCTGTTGTATTCTTGGGTAATAAACATCCAACACCGCAGTATCAGTAATTGTGCCAGCGTATGCTTTTGCTCCAGGTATGACTGGAACACTTGATGTTGTTAATGTAAATGTTGGCCCAAATTGTTCTTCACTTATAGTAAATGTTGTATCACTTACTATACTTGCTACATAATATGTTGTATTTGGAACAATACCACCTTGTAATGGGCCTTGGAATATAATCGGCATACCAATCGTAAATCCAAATGTTGACCCTGAAGCAGTACTAAATCCTGCTCCATCATCATATGGTAATAGTACAACTGTGTTACTTCCACTATTTGTCCCAACTACTCGTCTTGCGAACTCGCTGTAAGTAATTAATCTATCATTAGATACATTATTAATAATAAGTGGAACATCACTTATACTAGAAAAAATATTGTTAATCGGTGGTAGTGTGCTTTCTAGTGTAACACTGCTACTTGCGTATGATACTAAACCTGTACTACTAGCAATTTCTCCAGCGTAAAAACTTCCAGATACCCAATCAGTAACCTGCGGTCTGTAACTTGTTCTATCAAATCTTAAAACAGGACTTAGTTCACGTGTTGGACTTGAAGTTGTTGTTGGTATTACTCTAGCACCCAAATTCAATGTGTTCGTACCTGTACCACTATCATAAAATTCTACACGGTGATTATCTAGTGTAGCATCTTCTAATGTTGTATATAAACCAATAATACCACTTGGTTGTATAGCCAGTACATTAATATAATACCATTGATTATCAATCAAACCACCTATTTTATTACCCGAAACATTTTTGTACTGTACTAAATCTCCTGTCTGTAAGTCAGGAGCAAAAACACGTATTACACTAAATGAACTATTAACATCAGTGCTACTAAATGTTACAACTAAGCTTGGTTCAACATTAATCACAGGAGCTGTCATGTATCCTTGACCTGGATTAATTACATTTACACTCAACAACACATCATTGTCCATTACAGGCTCTAATTGAATATATTGTCTTGGGGCAGGATAGATACTTGTGTCATATTCGACTGTAATTCTTGGTGGTTCAGTATAACCACGGCCGCCATATACTACGCTAACCTCAGGTAATTGTAAATATACCATAGTATTAGGTAAGTGTACAGCAATTTCTGTTCCATTTAATCCACGAACCAATTGACTTACTTTATTACTTGCTGTATCAATTTCATAATATCCAATTTGTTCATTATCAATTTGAATAACACCTGTAGTTGGGAATCCATATACATTATCAACATACAAGAATGAACTACTTGTGTCAACATAACTATCTAACAATGTAGCTGGATAGTTGTCAATCGTTGTTAAACTAAGACCTTTATTTTGGAACCATTGCTTATATGACACTGTATCCCATATAATGCTTGTAGGTAAGTATTGATTGTTTTGTGTTGGTGTATTATACACTAACATTGGAGTAATGAATTGTTGTTCACCTACACTGTATTGACTTGGTAAATCAAAATCAGTTACATTACCTTCATAGAATTCTGTACCTGTATATTTCAATAAGAAATCTTTAATTACTACATGATATGGCTTAACTTCATTAATATAATTTTCTAAAAATACTTGATTATCTGTTTTGAAATTTTCAAAAGGTAGTAATTCACGTAATGTGTGACTAACATCAACTAAGCTAGTCTTATTGAGCCATGGTAAGTAATTTTGTGATTGAATTGTTTCAGCTTGTATAAAGTCAAACAATAATATCAGTGATTTATTTCTGAAAATTAACAAATCTTCAGTATAAATTTGTTCACATAATGCTCTAATAATAAAATATGTTTCACGTGATGGATACTCATCAAAATCATCTACGTCAAAGAAGTTATCACCAAATCCTATTCTACCAGCTGGATAATCATATAAGTATTCACTAAACTCAATTGTTCCATTTTGTAATCCAATACGTCTCCAATTTGGATTACTTGCTCTAGTGATAGCTTCAGGGCTACTACAAATATATGATTCAACTTCATTTAATGTAGCAAGACCATTTACTAAAACATTAACCCAATAATCAAGTCCTGCTTGTTCAGCATAACGCCCCAAACATGTTAGATAAACTTCGTTGATAATTGTAGCATATGTTGTAGCATTAGCTCCTGATATAGTTGTTGAAAGTTCTGTACCAACACTAAGATTAGGTTCGTAAATATAAAACTCTTGACTACCAACGTTTTGTCCTACTAACACAATTGTTCCACGTGGCACACTTAATGTAGCTAAATCAGCATAGTTTGATACTTGATATGCTGCTTTTGTATTATCATCATAACCAGGTGCCCACCAATTGATAGTAGTCCAATAATTAGTTACATCATAAGGAGTTCTACGTCCTTCAATTAATGCTTCAGGACTACTGCAAATTAAACCACGAACTTCGTCAAGTGTTAATGTATTGCTAACTAAAATTTCTACCCAAAAATCTAAACCACCTTGATCAGCATAACGTCCTAGACATTCTACGTAAATGTTATTAACTAAATCAGCATAATAATCAGCCAATGTATTGTTTACTGTAGTAGTTAATTTTGTACCCAAGCTAAATGATCTGTAAAGTAAACTTAGATCAGGCTTGATTTCCATTATTGGAAATTGCTTAACCACAGTGTTCGCATACTGTATATAATTTTTCAGTGCTAATAATCTGTCATAGAAAAAGCTTTGTCTTGGTCTTACTTCAATACCTGACTGTACAGCAGGAGGTAAGTAAAAATCAGGAACAACTTGGTCATTGCTATCTACACCACTTAAGCTTGCTAATAATCTAGCGTATAAACCAGTTGGTTCTTGGTCGTAAATAGGAACCTGTGTGCCAGTAACAATTTCAGGGACACCTGGTAAAAAGTCATCAGCAAAATTACTACGTACTAAAGTATATTCACTATGTGGGATATCACTACTACGTCCTGTAGTATATCCAACATGTAATATACTGTTTACACCATTTAAATATTGTTGAATGTTATACAATCCAAATGTATTTGGTAATAATGGTTCAAAATAACTAATACCAGATTGTAAAGGATTTTGTATATAACTAGCAACTACTGAATCAGCAAGCGTCTTATTAGTTTGTGTGAAGATTATATTTGTGTCTCTTACCCAAAAGTAATAAGTGTCTCCTAATTGATTAGCAGCATTTAGTGTTGGCTCAATTACATACAATGTAGGATCATAAACAGTGCCTGGACCAACATAAGCATTTGGTGGCACTGTGCTAGCTACCCAACTATAAACAGCAACATCACTGCCTGGGAAAACAGTACCCCAATATTTGCTATTGTACTTTACATCATTTTGATGGTAATTTACAAAACGAACATTATTTGTGTCGAACCATAATTGTCCAACATTTTGTGGGCCCCACACCATTCCGTTAATTTCACTATCTGGGCTATTATACTTTGCTGGATCAATGTTAGATATATAATCTAAGTTTTGTCTAGCAGCACCTAAAATCTTACCTTGTAATGGATCAATATAATCTAAATTAACAAGTGTATTATTGGTTGTCACATCATAGATTTGTATATTTTGTATGCGTTCTATATCAACAACTTGACTTGATGAACGATATACTGCCCAATCTTTTACTCCAACACTATTATTAAAGATGTTAACTTTACCATCTACTGATCCTGAACTAAAGTTTGGACTACCAACAATCACACTATATTCATTGAAGTCAACACTACTTCCATATCTTGGGCTTGGGCCAAAACTTGAACTGGTATCATTAACACTTTGTGCGTATACAAAATTACCTGGATTACTTAAACTTTCATTGTAAGCTGGTAAGTAATCATACATATAAACAGCCCCAGCATTAGGATAATCATCAACAAATTGTGTTGCGTTGTTATCAAACACTGTGTCATTTTCAAAGTTTTCATCATCGGTAAAATCAAATGATGTGAAAATATAACGTGTTCCTACTGGAGCACCAATCACTACACTATCAAAATCATTAAATTTAATACTACTACCAAATTGTGTAGCACCTACTGGATGTGGGCAAAGAATGATTTGCGTTTGATTATAAATGTTTATACCCAATTCATTCAATGTTGTCACAGCATTATCATATACTGTAAGTAGTAATTTTTCATTTGGTACTGCTAAATTACTATCAATTATACCAATCATTAACATTCCATTATTAGCAACTGCTTGAATGTTTGGTAATTGTAAACTATTAATAATGTTTGCTACATCACTAGCATTTAAGTTAGGTCCAGTTGGAGCTGGAATTATAACTTCAAATCCATTTAAATAAATCTTGCGTTGGGCAGATACGCTTACTGTGTTTGTACCAATAATTAATCCATACTTTCCGCCTGCGTTTGTATAACGATATACGCTGCCTTCTTGAGTTTGGTTGTTTAAATCATATGGGGCACCAATTAATAATTCACTACCATATCGTGTGGTGTCAACACTATAACCATAACTACTTCCTATTGTTGGTGTATTTGATGGTTCTAATGTTTGAATTAAGTTTAATTTACTATCACCCACACTTAACAAATCGCCTGCCAACAAAGGAGCAGTAAATACAAACTTATCATCAACAACACCATAATCACTATTTTGTACAACTACACCATTCTTAACAACTTGTAAATCATTTGTTTGGAAGTATGCGTATGGTAAAGTAGCAAATATAGCACTGTCAATATTTAAAACTGTTGAACTGTTTCTATCTTCTTTGATTGTAATTGTGAAAGTAGTGTTTATTATTGCTTCTTCAATCGTATAAACAAAATAAACTTTATATTGTTGTACTAAACTATCTAATAAATTGCCCTTGAATATAACAGGTTGTAGTGGTCTATAGACTTTACCTGTGCCTGTACCAACACTAGTAGCAGTGAATGTTACACCAACTGTGTTTGAACTTGCTCCAATACTAGTAAATGATGTGCTACCAACACTTAGGATTTTATAATCAAGACCAGGTACAATACTTGTTGCTGGAATAATTACATCTGCTGTATAGTTACAAAGTATTTTATCGTTGATACCAGTTGTGCTTATAACAGTTGTACTAGCTTGATTTGGTGTCCAGCCTAAACTAAACTGTTGATATCCAAATAATATAGAATTATATTGTACTTCGTATTGTTGTGTAGTTCTGTTATAAACATAACTTCTACCAGTATTATTAGTGTTTATGTCAAAATCATAGCTAGGAGCACCTACTATTAATGTGTCACCATTATAATCAGTTACTACACTATATCCAAAATCTATTTGATTTGTTGGAGCTACAACATATCCATTATTGTATGGGCTTAATCTATAAGTAATTTGATTTGCTGTACCTGTACCTGTACCAACTCCTGTCGCTACAAACGTTATTCCAACTAAATTGTCTGTACTACCAATCGTTGTAAAGTCAGTTGTGCCAACACTAGTAATTGTGTAAACTTGTCCTGGTACAAAATATCCAGCAGCTAGTGGAACATTTTCTTTAACATAAACATATACTCTATCATTTGTTCCACTATTGTAAATTTCACTTATATATAAATAATTACCATCACGACTAAAATCAATACTACTACCAAAATTACTTGAACTACCTGGGTTTAGTATTGTTTGTATTTCTATTAAGTTATTGGTTGTTTCACTATTAGTGTTAGTAACATAGATATAAACTTTTGGTGAGCCACTACTTGGTTCACTTACAGCAATAAAGTTGTTATGATATGTAATACTTGTACCATAACTTGTACCTTCTGTAATTGTTTCAGTAAGTTCTAGTTCATTTGTAAATGTGTTTAAAGTATAACGATAAAGTTTACCATCTAAACTGTCCCCAACCAAATAACCAAAACTATTGTCATAAGCAACACTAGTTCCATAATTAGTTGTGTTTGGCTCGTTAAATGAATTTGTACCGTTGTAATTTAAAGATTTACGATATACTGCCCAACCACCATTAGTATCAGTTTCTACCCAAGCTTTATTTTTAACAAACTCACTTGTTAATAAATCTAAGTTTATGATATCACTAGGATTTTGTACCTTATGTGAGGTAAATTTTAATACAATACCCTGACCTGTTAAAACATTATTATTAACATCAAGTGTAAGATTGATAATAACTTCATATGGATTAACTACAGTAGTAACAAAATAATACCCATTAGCAGCACCGTCAAAATTAATGATACTGATAGGATCAAGTCTTGATAAGTTGTGAACATTAGCAAAACGTATTGTAGTGCTACCGTTTAAGTTACCACGCATTGTTACTACACGTCCAATTGACTGCCAGCCATAAACTTGCCAATCACTTAAGAAGTTAGCTAACCAAACATAATCACCTACATAAAAATCAGTGATTGGAACAACTACGTTATCAGTATTAACAGCGTTTGGTAAGTCACCATAAAAGTAACTTGACATTTTAACATCATTAAAGTTTACAAATCCAGCAGTTGGATATAACTCACTAGGCGTGTAACTTTCAATTGTTGGCAATACATTAATATTAGTAATTGGTGTAATATAGTTATAAATTTGATACAACGGTACGTATTGTTGTGCTCCAATTGTTGGAACACCATTAGTCAAACTTAATATACTAGGATTACCTGTTAACAAACTTTCACTAAGTCTTACTTCAAAAAAGTTATCATTTAATGTGCCACCAAAATCAGCAGTCTTAATTGCCCAATTTTCATAAACATCATAATTAATACCACCTTGCGGTAATTGTGCCCCACGGAATGTATCTACACTTAATCTGCTACCCTTATTACGTATAAAGTTTTTATATACCTGTACTTGTGCTGTATCTGTCAAATCAATCGTTGACAAATAATCACGTGGTCTATAGCCTATCAAACTATATGCTAATAAATTACTATCTTGTTCTAGGTTAGCTTGGTTGACGTTATAATATAGTGCTGACTCATAACTGCGTGTGCTACTATTGGGTAATAATCCTTTTTGTATTTCATTATAATCTGTTTCTTTCCAACCTAACTCATCAAATATTGCGCTCGGTTGTAGTTTCTTTAATGCTGTCCAATATTTGTTTTTATACTTGACTATCTCGCCTTTTGTATAAGCTTTGGTTTTGTCCCATTCTGTTATATTATCTTGGTTAAGTATAAATCCACTAGCAGTAACAGTGCCGTTCCAAGCTGCTGTTTTTACACCTTTTAATAAGATTCTATCTTGTCTTAGTCCTGTTACAAGATTGTATATAACATCATCAAATAATGTAATATTATCAAATACAACACCATGCTCAAAATTACTTACATTAAATTGTGCGTAACTAATCGCATCACCGCGATTTAATGGCTTGACTATAAACTCTGTTTGGTCACGTTCAATACTTAAATCATTTAATTGTATTGGATATAAGTTTTGATTTAGTACAAAATTAGTACGCTGAATAGTTAATGGTTGTACTATATTACTATCTTTATTAAAGTATAACTTGTTAGCAGCAGCATTAATAGTAATAATGTTACCTAACTCCCAACCTGTTTGTGACCAATATAAAAACTCACCAATTAATTGTCTAACATTAATTTCTAAACCGTTTTCAATTTCATCAAACAATAAACCTTGATATTGTAAATATGCTCCGTAACTAGCTAAAAATTGTGATAATTCTTGTACTGTATTGAAAACTGTTCCATATGGAACAATTGATGTATTATTACTATAATCATTTGCTACTCTTACAGAAACATTTTCAACAGTAATACTATCAACATTACCATTGTTGATTGGATTTAATATTGTAAAATAAGCAATGTTTTGTGAATTACCATATACTGCGTATCCATTGTTAACAATTTGTACAACTACGGAACTATAAACAATTCTGTTGAATGGTTGATTTTCATACAATAATAATGCGTAGCTTTCATCAGGTATTAGTAATGAAGCATTAACACTATTTGGTGTTCCCTTCTCAACAAAAAACTTTAAGAAAGTTTTATCACTATACCCTGCTAATCTATAAACCAAACGTACATCTAAGTTTTTCAATAAATTAGTTATGTTTGTGGTAGCATTGATACCTACCTGTTTTTCATAATCTACAATCCAATTGATGTAACTTGTTTTAGCAACCCCGTTGCCATATATTTGTACATCACTTAGTACAAGATGACTACGTTCATTAACAAGATATTGGTTAAATTCTTCAACGTATTTGTAGTTGTCTAAATCTATACCAAGATTAAAAAATTCTGCAGGTTTGGTTAGTGCGAATATACGCATTAAATCAAATGGCCAAGTAGAACTTTTTCTATAACTGTACTCAACAGGGGCAACATCGCCCACTTTCCATTCACGTTTAAATAAACTTTCAGTAAAATTACCTACTACAGAACTTAAAGGACTTAATAAATTACCAGCACTATCTACAGGAATTATATCAAGTAAGTTTGGTCTGATTGCTTGTTGTACAACATATGGATTACCATTGTTCCAAACTATACCTTGTGCCAAATCATTCCATAATACAAAGTTATCACTTGTATATGGGCTTGGACCATATCTAGTTTCCCACCAACTTGGTTTACTTGTTAGTCCTAACATTTCCCATGGTGTTGTGTTTGGTGTACTTGTGTCGTAGAAGTATAAATTAATACCACGCCAAAACCCTTGGAAAATCTCATCATCATTTATTTTATTACCACTTTGCCAATAGTTGTATGAGAATTCATTATTAGCATTATATAGTTGTGTCTTATACTCTAATCTATTTGCTCCTACCCAATTTAAAAACATTTCACTATAAATTGTTAAGAAGTCATTTACGCTTAATGTAGTGTCTCTAAAGAATCCAGGTAGTATTTCATAATCACGTAATAGTACTTCGGTTGAAAGTTTTAAATTGTTATAAACACGTTTTTCAAATTCTAGCAATGCTTGGTCACGAAAATCTACAAGTGAATCAATTGCGTCATTATAAGTCCCATATAATTTATTATATGAACCATCGTGTCCTAATATAAAATAAGTTGGGGTTTGATAACTACTGTCTAAAATAACTTTTGGTTCAAAGCTTGGATACAATCCCAACTTAGTTGGTGTATTGGGAACATAACTACCATATGTCTGATTATATTCTTTAACAGTTACTACATCACCTTGTAATAAATCAAATGTTACAGTTAAGCTTGGACTATCAGTGCTGATTGTATAGTCAAGACCCTTTACTAACTGCTTTTCAACTGTTAAGCCGGATTGTGTACGGAATACATAAACTAAAACACCATCATAATTTGCTGATGTAAAATTATATACTTTTGATAATGGAAAAATACTTGTATCAAAATCATTATTGAATGTATATTGATTTGTTATATAAGCATTTTTATTTGGTATCATGTCACTCCAAAAGAATGACTGTGTATCTGTTTTATTACCATTTATAACATCTAATGCGTTATCAAGTACACTACTAGGTGTGTATGTTTGATTCATTGTTATTTGTGCTACAGTATCAACTAACAATGTTTTAAATGTAATATATTGTCTACTATTGTATAATAATGCGTCAAATAGATTATGGTTCTGTAGTCTTAAGAAACTACCCACACTTGCTAATGAACTACTATTTTGTATAATACTTGTCCCGTATGGTACTAAGTTACCTAAATCACGGAAGTTATTAGCTCCAAACAGTTGACCTGTTATGTTAGGAGTATTATAAAAAATACTTTGATATTGTGAACGAATATCACCAATATTAACCGTAGTAATATCTGTATTAAATGGGTTATTACTTAAATTAATTGGAATAGTATAATAAGCATTTTCACTTACTACATTACTCAATAATAAAACTTGTACTTTTGTATTAGTAGCACTATTAACGATTAATTGAATAGTGGTTGAACTAGTATTTGTTGTAACTGTGTAACTATTTGGTAATTGAAATTCATTATTAATAAAAACTTTTACACTTGGGAAAGGTGTGTTTTTCCAACTTGGGTCTAATGCTTCAGGACTACTACAAATTAATGTTTCAACCTCAACGATTGTTAATGTATTGTTGACTAATAATTCTACCCAATAATCTAGTCCTGATTGTTCAGCATAACGACCTAAACAGTTAAGATAAATGTCATTAACTTGAATAGCATATTGCCCTGCTCCTTCTCCAACAACTTTTGTTTTTAACTCTATACCACTATATGCGTTTAATGGAACATCACAAACAAATGAACTTGTTGGTCTTGTTACATCAAAATCAAATTCAAAAACTTGATATTGAACACTGTCGCCTACACTGGTTTGCCAACCTAATTGTCTAGTAAAATCAGTACGTGTTGAATAATTAAGTACATATCCAGTGTTAACATTTGTAGTAATTGGGTTTGTGTTAATAACATAATTAAACGTGTCACTGTTTAAAGAAACATCAAAACTAATATCACCAACATTATCAATACTACTATAGCGAATAGGGAATCCTAATATTGGATCATCAACTCCAACATCAACACCATAATTAAAAAGTTTACACCCTACAAAACTTGAACCAGGATAAAATTCAGTATTGCTAAAACTTATTCCAGCATTATCAAATACGTCAAACAATGGAGCTTGATTGATACTTGATTTTTCTTGTGCTACTAGATATTCTGTACCTTGTAAATAAAACGTTCTACCTGTATACAATGCTCCACGGGTAGCAGTAAATTGATTATCCTCTAAAATTTGTCCATTAGGAACTTCAGTCAATGTTATTACAGGAGGAATAGATGTATCAACAGTCTCAAAGTTGACTACATAAATTTTTGTTTTAGTTTCAGTGTTGCTATCATTTACAAATACAATTTTAGCTCCATCAAATAACTGATATGAACTTAATGGATCATCAGTGGCTACAAATTGAACATTTGTCTTTGTTGTGAAAGTTGCTGCTGAACTCCAAGAAACTGTAATCGTTAATGTGGTTGTACCTGTAATACTTGTAATTGTAGCATTATTTGGAATAACACTAACTGTTGGTGTTTGATAGATATCTTTAATATACTGACCAACAGCAAATGTACCAGTCACATTGTTTTTGTCAATTGTAATTGTTGTTGATGTACCTGCTACAACACCATTAATTGTTCCACTATATGTTGTGTAAACATTAGTATCAGGATAATAGTTATATTGACCAGCAACATAACTCAATGCGTCACCAGTTCTTGCGTCAACAAAGTCTACTAAACCTTTGCTTAGTGTTCCTGTATCAAATAATCTTAAGTTAGGATAAAACTCAATGATAGGACGTTTAGCTTTGTTTTCATAACTACCATATGTTGTTACAATGGTAGGATCATTGTTGTATTCAGCAGTTGCTTTAATTACATCAATATGAAACCAACGATTACTACGACTCCATGGATTGTTATTAATAGCATTGCGTGCTATTGTAATATAATCAGGTTCGGTAGGCACGTTAAGATTAAAATCAAAATTACCTATATCAAAAGGTAACAAATCATATAATGAAGGTAAATTACTTGTATATGCTTCAAAATTAACAAGATTACTTGTTTTTACTAATTCAATACTACTACCCACGCCTTGTACATAATATTCTCCAACACTATAACTTGTTGGAAAAATATCACCATCAAAAATTACTTTTAATCCATTGGTAAATACAACTCCGTTTGGACTGGTATAATTTTGTCTACCTAATATTTCTGTATCAACATTTATTCTGCTTAGTAAATTGCTTTCAACTAATTTGATGATACCAACTTTACTTGGTTCAGTTCCATCTTGATAATATAGTGTGTCTAGTTCAGCACTAAGATATGGAATAAGTGTGATTACACCAGCTACACTACGATAAAAACTTCTACCTAAATATGTTGTACCATATTGTACATTAAGTTTAACATTAGTTGGAATAGCTGTACCAGCACTTAATGTTATTGTAGGATTACTTGTGCTACCACTAGTTGTAATTGTATAGAAGTTTGTAGTTTCAGCAGGGTTTCCTGATCCTGTATCATAAAATAATATGTTAAGTCCGTTAAGTGATGTTACGCCATCAATACTACCACCTATACTACTTAATGTTTGTCCATTTACTGAAGTATATGGTAATGTACAAACCAAATCTACATTTAATGAAGTTGGAAAGTTATATTCATTTTGTGCGTTTTTTAATGGTACATCAAATGTAATTGTACCTGACTGTGTTCCATTATTAGTAACACCCAAAACATTGCGTACATTAAGATTTGGTTGTATTAAACTTGTACCATTTACTTCTGGTTCGCCTTGTATCCAAAAATCTGTATCTTGGTTAATTTCAAATGTATAACTACCGCCACGCAATAATGTAATAGTAGGATTATTAGTTTCTACATCGTTGTTACCTTCAACTTGAAAGTTATATGTGGCATTTGTATTTGTAACAATATAATTACCGTCAGGATAAACGATTCCACTTTTTACAATAACTGCAGGTGGACCTTCTGCTAACCAATAATATTCATTATAATTTATCAATGTGTCTAAATTACAAAAACTGTCCCAACTATAGAATGGAGCACTAAACAAGCTACTATTATTGTCAACAATACCACCTTGTAGTTTTAATGCGTCTAAAATACCTGGGTATGATAAGAAATCTTTCGCTACAGTTTCATTTGGTTTGGTGAAAATAACACCAGGATCTAATTGATAATCTGTTCTTGTTTTGTTTGGTTCTGTTACATAATAATCATTAGCATTAATACCATACCCTAAACGACTTCCTATATAACCTTCAATTTTGTGTAACTCAGGACCATTTACTAATTGGTCAAGTGTAGCATTTAAAAATTGTTTATTGGTTGGGGTCTGAAAAATCTCAGGTAAAAAATTTAGTGTTCTTATTCTCATGTTATCTTATCTGAAGTTGATTGGGTGTTAATGCCGGTATTACTTGTACATCATTTGCTGTAGCTGCGTTTACAAAAATTTCATAAGGTTGACATTTTATTTCATACAAATCTCCAAAAGTCATAGTAGGATCATTAGGAACTAATACAGCACTGCTTATTAGTTCACCACATTCATTATGTAAATAAGCACTTAATTCACTGAAATAAAATGTGTCACCAAAGTTCCAATTGTTTATGTTAAAATAATTATTCATCGCTGTTAGTACCGCACTACGTATTTCACTATCACTAGCATTTGTTGTGCTGTCTTTAATTACTTTAATCGTGGCACGCAAAGCAGGAGCTGCTTTAGCACCAAATAATGGTTTAAACACTACACTATTCATAACAATACTATCACTTAACATTTTATAATCATTAAGCTGACCATATGCTGTTTGTAAATCATTTATTGTTGGCATATCAGGTTCAGGAATAGTGTTTGTACTATCCTGTATGTAATTTTGATATGCTGTATAATATGCTTGTGTTACCACATAAATGTCAATAATGTTTGTTGTTGCTGGATCAATACGTGTTGTATTATTACTATTATGTCTATATTGGTAACTTAATCCTTGACGACCTGGTTGTACACTATAATTAGTTTGTTCAACTAAAATATAACTTGGAGTTAATACTGTTGTATCTTGTACTGATTTGTAAAATTTATTATCGCTATAAGCATAAAATAACTGACCAAGTGGGTATTCATATTTTACTGTTTCAACTTGCGCTTTAGTTGGATATTGATATGCTACTGATGCGCTTGGTATAAGTTGTAATTTTGTTAAGTTAAGTGGATCTTGAACTGTTTCAAAAAACGCATATATCCCAATATTACTTGCGCCTGTTACGTATCCAGTTATTTCATTAAAGAAGTCAGGATCAACAAGTATTTGTGTGTTGTTAGTATCAGTACTTGCCACTTCTACTTCAAAATTATTTACGTATCCATCACTTTCAACTTGCTGCCCAACAACATTAACTCTGTAATCAATACCTAAACTTGTAGTTGAACTTGGTTGTGTATTGATACTTAAAATATTTACAAAGTCTTGTAATACTTTGCCACTAAATGGATCATAAACTAATTCATTTTCACTGTAAACAAATCTTGTTTGACTAACACTACCAAACAAATATTCTAATGACCTATATTGTGTTGTATAAATGTTGCTACCATTAGATATAATTTTCACAAACCAATTATTATTATCTAAATCATCAACACTCCAACGTTCTTGGTTGACTAGTAAAGAATTATCAAATACTAAAGTAAAGTCTTGTAACAATTCCATTTTTAATACAATTTCATCAATTAGTGTATTGCTAAACGTATTATCAAAAACTGGAATTACTGTAGTAATAATAGCTCCAGACGGAATAAAACCATTGACTACAACTGGACCTGTTCCATTAGCAAAATTACCTTGTCCATTATTTGTACCATCACCTATAACATTTAAGATTGCTGTCCAAACATGTGTAATAGCATTAACAGGAGGTATGCCACTTACTAATCTATATTCATTATTAAAATAATATCCAGTTGGAGCTACAAATTTAACTAATGCTCCTGTTGTAACATATTTTAAGTTATTAGTTGCTAATGTGTTTACTGTAGCAGGAACTTTTGTTGAGCCACTTAATGTATAGAAGTATCCACTATTACTATTGGCATCAACTGTACTTGTTTGCCAATATACAGTTGAACTTATGCTATAACGTGTGTAATTTTGTACATAATACTGTAATGGATTATTACCGCCTAGCAATGATGCTAGTTCAACAACAAATGCTCTAATACCACTAGTATTATTAAATCTTCTAACAATAACTGCTGGATCTGTGTTTTGATATAATGCCCCGTCTGTTCCAAATGTATTAATACTGCTATATTTTCCAGTTGGATCTAGTAAGTCTAAATTCTTACTTACACCGATACTACTACGGTTAATTGCCTTACTTTTAATAATACTATTATAAAGTGTATATGGGAAGTTATTGTAATCTTCACCGTTAACCATACGATTTTGTGTATAGTAACGTGTTGGAGCACGTAATTTAATTTCAGCTAATGTTTCACGTGCCTGTGCTGTGCTTACTGCTAATGGTAGTTCTAAAACAAATGTAATATTTTCATTACGTCCTGATCTACTAACATATGTAAATGTAACACTAATACCCTGCATTTCATTTGGATCAATCGTATATGTCAATGCGTTTCCAGCACGAACATATGCTCTAAAATTTCCAACTGGTATTTCACTAAAAACACCATCACCAAATATATAACTTACTTGGTCATTAAATCTACTATCTACACTAAAGATATTACGTAAACTATTTTCAGTTTGTAGATAAGCATTTGCGTAAACATTCTCAACTTGTTTCCAAAGCAATCTAGTATTATTGTTTGTATTAAGCTGGTACAACCATGTATCAGTATTATTGATACCTTGAATATCAATGTTTAATACTTGATTTGCTATTTGTTGTTCATATGTAAAGTCTACTGATTCTAAATTTCCTTGTTTGAAATAAAAGAAGAAACCAGTTTCAGGGCTACCAAATCCTAATTGGTCATTACGATATAATATGTTAAATCTACCAATTGGAGCAGGTGGTATTTCATAGATATAATCTTCATTTAAACTTGTCACACTTACAAGTTCAAAATTCATTGCTAATCCATCTACAGTAGATTGAAATGGTACAATAGGTAAGTTACCACTTGGTATACTTATTGAATATTCTTGTGTATTAACACCTAAAATATCAGCAACATTACCTGGTCTACCAACACGTTGTGGATTAATTAATGTAGCATTAATAATTGCGTTAAATTGTTCTTGCCAATTTGGGTTAGCACTGTCGTTCCATAATATGGGAGTATTTGATAAATTTAATCCATTTAAATCAATAACGTTTTCTGTGGTTCTTACACTTGTTACTTTTAAATAACCTTGACCAGCAATATTACGCTTTGGTGTGTAGCTTACTAAGTTGGCTAATTTAACAACGCTATCACGGCGTTCAGCAGTATCAATAAAATTTTCACGTGAGTTTAAATCATTACGAAATGCTAAACCTTGGCCCATAAATGCCATAACATCAAGCAATGCGATAAACTCACTACTTTCAATATAGTCATTAAATGTTTCAGGGTAATAAACTCTTAAGTAATCAATAAAACTTTTACGCAAAGTTTCATAATCGTAACTACGAAAGTCTGCTTCACGGAAAGTTTGATAGATAGCTTTCCAGTCGTTTACCCCAAAAAGTGCTGATTGTCGTGAACTTATAGCCATATCTTTCTCTTTTTAGTATTTATCATACCAAAATAGTAGTGTTTTTATGACGTTAGTGCTGCTCTAGCTGTTTCTGTATTAAAAAACACACTTAATAATGTGGCTTCGTTAAATGGTGTTATGGCACACTCTACTTCAATTAAAATACCATTTTCTTTTGGATATGACTTAACATAATTAAGTTGTAATCTTGGATCTAAACTAGCAACTCGTCTGACTTCACTTTCTATACTAAATTGTACATCGGCAGTGTTTGGTTCAAAAACATAATCCCATAATGTTGTGCCATATTGAGGCTGTCCAACTTTTTGTCCTTGACGAATGTTAAACGCATTTACAAAATCTTGAATGACAAGTTGAGCATCTAGCATACGATATTTTTTACCAAACACTACAGGATTAGTAACACTACCAAATCCACCAGCATTACCCGCACTTACATTAGTGGTTTTTGGTTTATTTGCGTTTATCGTGCTAAATCCAATATATGATGGCATAACATATCCTAGTTTAATTATTTACTTATCAAATCACGAAATTCTTTTTGTATGTCTAATAACTTTTTAACTTCATCATCATACTTTTGCTTTAGTTCTGCTACTGCTGGATCACCTTCTGGGAATGAATTTTTAGCTTCAAGCCATGCTACTTTTGCTGCTTTAGCCACTTCCAATTGTTTATTAAATCTATCGTTTACTATTTTTCGTTGAGCCAAGTCATCAAGAAGTTTTTGGTTTTGTTTTTCAAGTTCCTGTTGTACTGGGTCATTTTCAGGTGTAGAACCAAATCTTGGAGGAGGAATCTTAGGATCACCCAACACATTTGTTATTTGCGTATCTAGACCTGCTCTGTTAAATGTATTAGTAGCAACTATAGGCATGCGTACAGGATTTCCGCCACCAAAGTTTAATGCGCTTAATGATCCTGTTAATTGAGCAACCGCACTTTGTGGTAAACCTAAATTAGCTAGACCTAATAATGCTCCTGGTGATTTTAATTGAGCATTACTTGGTAAGAAACTATTAGCTATATTAGTTAAATTGTTAGCAGCACCTAATATTGGAGTGATACTAGGGGCAAATGTTCTAGCTGTAGCACTTAATAAGTTGCTTGGGCTTAATGCGTTTAATACACTAGTGCCTGTGTTTAATGCCGATCCAGCAACATTACTTACCCCAGGTGCTGTGTTAAATCGTATAGCATTATTAACTACCGCAGCAGCAACTCTAACCCCACCTGGCAAGTTACTCATGCCACTTGCTATACTTTGTGTAGCACCACGTAATGTATTCGTTAGTACATTGTTAGCTAAACTACCAAGATTACCTGGTGATAGTGTATTGCCCAAAACTGCGTTAGCGCCTGCTTGACCAGCTGCTGCTATAACATTTTGTCTAGCAATAGCAAACAAGTTTTGTGGTAGTCCGGCTTTGAGTGGTTTAAATCCACCTAATATTTTATCAAACGCGGCAGCGGCAATTCCACGTGCTGCCATGTTTAATCCACCAAGTGATTGTATACGATTGGCTGCGTTTAAGGCTTGATTAATACCAGCCAATCCTTTTACTTTACTTTGTGCCAAACTAGCAGCAAAAGTACCTGCTGCTATAGCACCCAATACATTACCATTAGCTCCTGCTATAGCTGCGTTAGCAATATTTGTAACACCTTGTACAGTACGTAATGTTTGTGTTACTTTGTTTATACCTTGTGTAGCACCTGCCATTACAGCACCCAATGATTGTACACTACTTTCTTTACCTGACAATACTCCAATTTGTTGTAATGCTCTTTGTGATTGTTGTAGATTTCTTACCACTCCAAATGCTTGACCTGTTACGTTAGTAGCAAGTTGTGTTAGATTTTGTACACCAGGTACACCTGTAAATAATGAACTTGGTAATGCTTGTTGTGGTGTTCTCCCGCTTTGTATTAATGATTGTACTAATGGGGCACTACCTGGTTTAATAAATCCACCTGCTTCCATTTGTTGTGGATTCATAGCAAAAGCACCAACTGCTAAAGTTTTGGTTGCCCCTGTAGTAATAACTCCTATTCCTTGTTTAACAGCATCTTTAGCAGGACCTGTTGCTGCGTCTACTGCCATTTGACTTACAGCAACACTAGTTGTAGGCTTATCAATAGCTTCACTAACAGCAGGAACACTTGGAACTGTTGAACTTGTTGACACTGTAGTTGGTGTGACACTACTACTTTGTGCTGCTTGATTAGCCTGCTCTACTGGCTGACTTGCTGGTTCAGGTAGATTGTCTGCTGCTGATGTACTAACTTTAACATCAACACCTTGATTAGCATTTGCCCATGGAGCATGTGCTGGTGCTCTACTAACAATAGTTAATAACTTACCTGGAGCAGCAGCAAATCCTTTGGTAGCATCACCTAATGTATCAGTTTGTGCTATAATTGGAACAGGCTTAACTTCTTTTGGTACATTACTTGATTTACCTGTATTAAGATTTATTTTGGCTCCATTTACAAATGTATTAGCAGCACTGGCAAAACTACTATCACCTTTACTATCATAGCTCATGCTATCATCTGACTTTACAAGTATTTTACCTAGTGTATGTAAATTGTAATTTTGACCAACACGTTGATTAAATTCCTGATCGGTATTCATGTGAAAGTTTTCGCTTTGTATGCTTAACTTTTTACCTGCGTGTATGTTTACGTTATTATCAGCGTGTAGGTTAAGATCACCTTGCGTTCTAACATTAAAACTATTAGTTGAATAAATGTCAACAGTTCCCTCTTTACCTAGTTCAATATAACTCTGTCCATTGCTATGTATAATGAATAATGTTTGTGCGTCATCACTCATTAATATTTGATGACCTAACGCACTGCGTATTCTTACTAGTTGATCACGACCAATTAAGTCACCGTCATCCATTACAATAGTATGTCCACCTCGTCGTGCCACAACTCTTAATGAACTACGGTTTCCACTATCTTGTGCTGCTCCAAGTATACTTTCGTCAGTATACCCACCTTCATAAATAGGTCTCCCCGGTGTACTAACTCCCCAACCAACACGACTTGGGCTTTCACGTTGTGCGCTACTACTGATTGTACCTCTAACAGGATCACGTATTAATCCTTGTTGTGTAAGTATAGCAGCAACATAACTGTGTATAGGTTTAGGAGCTGTGATAAAATCAATACTATCAGCTACACCTGAATTATTTGTATTAATGTTTGTTACAGGTAATCTTACAGCACCACCATAGCTTTCAGCTTCACCACTGTTAGCAATAATATTATCAGTAGCACCAATAGCAGGTACCATTTGTAATGTGTCGGGGTTAGGAATCGCTCCTAAATAAAATCCATAATTTTGATCACCGTTAATAAACAAACAAACAACTGTTGTTCCTAAGTCAGGTGGACTATTCCAAAAACCATAACTACTAGGATTTGCTTTATAAGTACCGAAACCAGTATCATTAGCATCGGGAATTGTTTGACCAAAGAAAGGACTTAAGTAACTGACTGATACCCAGTTGTTTCTATCATTTGGGTCTTTACCACTGTTATCACTTAGATAAACAAATATTCTTCCACTACGATTTGGATCAATATTATCTTTTACAACACCAAGTGTTGGCACTGTGCGAATTGGAGCTTTGCCACCACTGTCTGGTTTAGCAGATTGTAATGTTCCACTTGGCTTAAAAATATCTTCCACACTATGCTCCTGGTAATGTTGAACTTAAATTGGGGTCATTATCATCATTTGCGGTAGTATTTGACCCAGATGATCTAGTTTTAATATCAGTTTCAGTAGCAAGTTTTTTTACAAAAGTAGGATCATTCTTTAATCCAGTACTACCTGTTGTATTACTTCCACTGGCATTAGTACCCGGTGCGTTTGGTGTTTGTTGTGTAGTAGCTTCACGTTGACTTGAGCTTTCTTCAGCAGGATCACTAAATGTGTTAATTCTACAATCCAATACTTGTGTAAACTTACCATTACTAAAACTGCTAGTAACTTTAATAACGTGATAACTTACTCCCTGTATTACTTTGCTTACATTTTCAGGATATCTCCAAAATAATACACTACTGTTAATATCATATAATCCAGTATTCGTATTGTAATCTACACCTTCTTTAAAATCTATTTCAATAAAAACTTGTCCACCATTTGCCTTGACAGTAAATCCATTAGGTCCATAAAATCTATTATACACTTCTTGTACACTTTGCGGTAATTCACTGTCTGGCATTAGAAAATCAGGATCACCTAATATAGTAATTTTAGCTTCTGCGAATCCTTTTGGATCAAATAAATTTGTTAAATAAGCATTTTGTGCCTCAGCACCAACATCTAACTTTCCAATATGTGGTTGATTTTGACGTTGGTTAGCTTTAATAGGAACATCAACTGCTCCTCCTTTACCTTGACTATCACTTACTTCGGGCTTAAGTGCTACATTAAAAAAGGCAGTATTTAATACTTGTTCATAAAAAATAATTTCTTGATTTTCACCAGTATACCAATACTTGTAACGTTTATGTGGACCATAATATCTACTGCCAGGTGCTGTATAACTATTTTGTATCACTGGTGTTTCATATGGAGTAATAATGTATTTTATTTTCATAGCAAAGTCAGCACGACTTTCATCCCATTCCATATTACTAATCACTGCGCTAATATTATACCAACTTACAGTTGAAGGTTTGTTATTTTGTTGTTCATTTTCTGTTTTCTTTTCTAAATTGGGCTCGACATTTGTCGTATAAACAACTTTTAGCGCATCTAACAAATATGTACTTTGACTAATTATTTGATTAATAGCTTGAACAATTGGAGTAGTTCCCTGTATACTAAATGTTCTAGTTTGACTATTTGGAGTGGCTTTTAATGCTGCTGCGTCATTACTTTGACTAACATTAGTAGCTCCTGAACCTGCCCAAGTATATTTTTGTAAATCTGCTTTACTAGCAACTGTAGCGGCTTTTAACAAATCATCCATTCCACCTAAATATTCAACTTCATATCTATCAGCAATTTTTATTGCTTGCGGGCTTTGGTTAACTAAATTTTGTTGGTCTTGATTAAGTTTATCAATAATTTTTTGTATTGCTTCGTAAGCATTACTTGCTTCAAAGTTTGCTCCCAAATCAATCAATCCACGTTTTGTTCCAAACGCTTCTTTACTAGGAACACTTGCCGCTTTAATTTCATAAGTTACAATTTTACCAGTTAATTTAAACTTTACTTCAGTTAATGCTATATCATAAAATGTTTCAAATAATCCATTATTGTTTGCTGTATTAACATTTAATGTATCTTGTGTACTATCAACTATATTACCAAGTTTATCATAACCAATAAATCTAAGTCCTAGTATGAAAAACTGTCTAGTTGGGTTTTGTAAACCTTTTTGAGCACGACCAGTGCCTGCTACATATGCCTGTAATGCGTCTTGGGCCTTCTTAAGATTGTTTATAAAACTAAAACCATATTGTTCATATACATTAAAACTTATACTAGTGACGTTTGTACTTGTTCCTGTACTAGCGCCTTGGACTGCTGATACTAATTTTAAATTATCAATGTAATAATCAAACTCAAATCCTGGTGCTCTTTTTTGTGTGCTGTTGTTTACACCACCACTTTGTGCTATTAAATAAACACCAGCTTTTAAATTGGCACTAGCTCCTCCACTTGCGTTTTGAAAAGCATAAATGTTTTTTCTACCAGTTTGTATAAAAGCATCATATGCTTCAGGAGTAATCATATACAAACTAATATTGTAAGTATAACTGGCAAACTGACTTAGTGGATTATATAACCTGCGATCAGGGTTACTACCACTTTTATTATTACTTGTGCCAGTATTAGTCTGTGCTTGCCCTGCTACTGTTTGTGTGTTCAGTGCTCCATAATCACCGTCACTTGATCCTACTAATCCTGTCATTTAGATTCCTAGTACTGATTTAAGTGTTTCTAATTTTGGTACATAAATTTGTAATCCAGCAACAAAGTCAAAGTAAGGATCGTATCCCAATCTATTTGGATTTCTTTCAGCAAATACCCACCATAATTTTGGATCACCATATAAATCAAATGCTAACAAATCAGGTCTATACTGATAGGTTTCAGTCAATGTAATTAATACATCACTAGGGATAATTGGAATAGGTCTGTAATTTAAAACATCTAAATATTTTGCCTCTATTACTCCCGTAGTATAGTATGGACTTGTCTGTGGATAAATTGAATTAATTGCCATTACCAAATTCCTGGATTGTTAAGTTTACTACCACGTAGTAATCGACCACTAGCATAATCTTTAAAGCTAAACCTATCACTTATGTCTTTTCTACTTACTACAGGCATACATGATATTTGAATTTGTAGTTTTGTTGGTACATATGTAGGTTCTGTTGTTCCTGACTGTGGATTACTGAACACTGTAGGAGTTGGATTTCCTCCTGGTGTTACATTACCAGGCAATCTACTATTAGGATTTGATTGATTGTTTGTATCTTTACTAACACCTGATAATGTTGTTGTTGAACTTGCTCGTATATAATCTACATCATTAGGTAAATTATATGTGAAATTCTGAATTACTAATGGATGTTGATCAAATTGAAATGCTCCAAATCCTTTTAAAAATAGCATTGGAGGAGGTGTTCCTAATTTAGGTTTTTCATCTTGTCCATAAAACATTTTTGTACAACTACGTAAAAAATGTATTACTGCTAATAGGTAATTCGCTTCATAAGTATCTTGTGCTGTAAAATCACCAGTAATTTGAATATTCTCAATCGCACTACTTTGATACTGTAAAATTTTATAATTGCTATGTGTTAAACTCGTTGGATCATAATTGGCAGTATATGTAACGTTAACTGTTGGGGTATAAGGAAATATAATACCTTTTGTAGCAATTAATGGACGTAGTATACCAGGATCACTTGCTTTATATAGATATCCATTAGCACCCGGTGCTAATGTAAGCCTAACTCGCCAATCTTCTTGTAAATTAAAATTAACGCTGTCTTGTAAGTCAGCCTGTGATCTTGCGCTAAGACCTTCTCCAGATATACCTTTTGTATTGCTTGTAGCATATGGAGCATTACCATCATAGTCATACCCATATAAATCACTATTAACAGGAGCAGCGGCAGCACTAGCGGCAGCATCATCGGCAAAACTACTATTATAAGCAGGGTCATTATCAACAGCAGGTGCTTCATTAGCTTCTGCTAATTGAGATTGTTGTTGGTTAAATGCTAAATCTTGTTCGTTTTGTGGTTCTTGATTGGCTTCAAGAATTGCTGAATCATTTTGTATAGGCTCAGTAGTTGGAACTGTTGGTGTGTTTGGATTTCCCGGGTCAGCACTAGCAGGTGGAGTATTTAAATTAGTGTTAGGTGCTCCTGAATTAGCTATTACTACTTGTTCAGAAGCATAATTATAATCACGTTGTGCGGCATTTAAATCATCACGTAATGTTTGTTCAGCATTTTGTGCAGGCTTTAAAAATTCTCTGTAATAATTAATCCTTGCGTTTCTAGCAGCTTCATACTCAGCTACCTTGGTTGGATCATCTTTAAGTTGATTTTCAGCAAATGAAAGTGTATTAAATCTGTCATTGGCATTTTTTAAATTGGTAGTGGCTGTTCTTAATAGTGGTCCAATACTATCAATATCTTTTTGGGCTTCATCCCTAACCGTTGCCCAATCTCGTGCTGTTTGTTGATTTGCCATATCAATGATCCTATTACATATTTATGATAAATAAAAAAGCACTTTTTTACCCACATTTTACCCTAAATGTTGTGCCCTCCGCAACATATGTGTTATAATATTTCTAAAATAAAGGATTCTATGAGTACCACAAAAAAGCCTGTCAACTACCTTAATAATAGGGACATACTAAAAGAAATACACGAAAGCAAAAACAGTTATTGCTATTATACAAAACAAGAATACCATCATTACGATTTAATAGTTGATATGCCTCAAGATACACTTGAGGCTTGTTTTAAATACGCACATAAACGTGATACGATTAAACAAGCAAAAGAAAATCGTGCCGCTAGATTATCAAACGAAACTGGCACAAAGATTGAACCAAAATCTATTCCAACTACTGATTTAGTATTTCGTGTTATGACTTGGGAACATATCCCACTCAGTCCAAAACTACAAAAGAAAACAGCAAAGAAAAAAACAGCAATTGATATCATGGAGTTTGATGATATTGATGAAGAAATCTTTGTTGATTTGGAAGACCCAACCACAGCAGGTGAGGTTGATGATATGGTACATATGAAAGTAAATTTCCCACCATTTCAACATTATAAAATTGATGATGAAGGAAGTTTTTATTGTGTAGGTAAAAGTCATTGGGTAGGTGGCATTAAGCGTGGTCATTTTAGCAAAGATCATGGAAATCTTACTGATAAACTAGCACGTATGTATATTATGTTATGTGAAAAATACGCTATGAAGTTTAATTGGCGTGGATATACATATAACGATGAAATGCGTAATTCAGCTATATTACAATTGACTTATGTTGGGTTGCGATTCAACGAAGCAAAATCACAAAACCCATTCGCATATTATACAGCAGCAATTACAAATAGTTTTTGCCGTGTATTGAATACAGAAAAGCGTAATCAAAACATTCGTGATGATATATTAGAAATGAATGGACTTAACCCAAGTTATTCACGCATGAATTCAGGTATACGTGAAAAAGCTTGGTTAGAAGATTAATTAACCAATATCTTTGATTTAGTCAAACAAAAGATTTATAATATTGAATGGCAAATTTATTTAAAAAAGCAGCATTTTATACCGATATACATTATGGTTTAAAGAGTAACAGTCTACAACATAATCAAGATTGTGATAATTTTGTAGACTGGTTTATTCAAAAAGCTAAAAAAGAAAA